TCACGGTTTGCTCTCCCACCGCGCAAGGGCGGCATCGGCGAGCGTCGATTGGTTGCGCTGTCGGGCGTAATGCTCGACCATCTGCAGCGATTGGCCGCTGACCGATGCGGTCTCGGCGGTTGAGCACCCGGCCTCGAGCAGCGCGATCACGGCGTTCTTGCGCAGGCCGTGCGGTACGCTGGGCGCGCCGGCAGCGGCCGAGAAAGCCTTAAGCATCTTGCGGGCGTTGTCGTCCCGCAGCGGCGCGCCGCGCGGCGTCCGGCATATCGCCCCCTCAACCCGCTCGTGCTTCGCAAGCTCCGCGCTCAGCGCGCTATGGACCGGGATGCTTAGCCGCTTTTTCGTCTTGTCTTGGCGGACCTCGACGCGATCGGTAGCAACATCCGACCAGGTCATTCTAAGCACGTCGCCGAGGCGCTGCGCGGTGTAGTAGAGCAGATGCGCCAGCAGGCGCACCGTGGGGTCTTCGGCGGCGAGAACCGCGCGCAGCACATGCTGCGGCCAAGGCTCGTGTTCCCCGCCATCCATCATCGTAATTCCGTCGCACGGGTTCTTCGCGATGTGCTCGCGATCGACAGCCCAGGCGAACAGCGCGCCGCTTGTGCGAAGGAAGGCGTTCGCGGCACCCGGCGTCGCAGCCATCTTGTCTAGCACCGTCCGCATGTCGCCGCGGGTGATCCCATTGACCGGGGCGGTCGGCAGCGCGCGCTCTAAGCGGCGAAGATAGATGTCGTACAGCTTGCGCGATGTCGGCGCTAAGGCACCGTAGGCGGCCCCGCGCTGGTACATGTCGACGAGAACCGGGACCGTCACGAGGGTCGCCTTCGTCTTCCGATTGCGGTGGCCCATCAGCGCCGCATAGCTGCCCCCGAACTCCATTGACCGGAGCGGCGGCAGGCGCGTCATCAGCCGCTTGCCGTCGACCACCTTGCCGGTGTCGAAATACAGGTACTCGCGGCCCTTCGACCGCACCCGCTTTACATATTTAGGCAGGTCATGCGGCAAGGCCCGGCTGATCCTTCCGCCAGTCGTTGGCCCCACTCGACATCTCGTCGAGGCTCGCGTCGAGTGCGGCGCGATCCCAACGCGGCCCGCCCGACATCGCGACCGACCCCGGCAGCCGGCCGGCGAACACCTCCGCGTCGAACTGCTGCGGCGTGAGCTCGCAGTATTTCGCGGCGTTCGCCCGCTTGAGCATGCGCGGCCAATACGGCGCTGCGCTCATCGGTTCTGTCCTTCTTGATCTGTAAAGTGAGCTTTCACGGCGAGACCAGCGGCTGCGGGACCCAGCGGTGAGGGTTTTTGGGTGGCATGAACAAGGCCCGCCCTCCGGGGCGATAAGCGCACCATGTCAACTGCACGCCACGATGTGCAGCGTGCTACGGTGCTGAGTGTTCACCGGCGAAATATGCCGTCTCCGATCCTTCGTATGATCAATGGCATAGCGGCGCCGATGTGGTATGATGACCAAACGCGGGACGTTTTTAGGAATACAATAAATGGATTTCCCGTGGACCGAGGCCGCAACATTGGTGCGGATGCCAGCAGCGCAAAAAGACGACGAAGGAAACGAGCTTCTGTTCGAGGGGTCGTTGCTATTAATGGCCCAAAAGGTTCGGGCTATGAAGCCGCTTGAACGGCGCCATCTAAAAATCTCCCTTCCCGATAGAATAGTGCGACCGCACACCTTCAAAGACGGTTCGCTCGCCGCCCTGATTGACGACATTCCCGTGGTGGGGTGACAATGTGCGTTTTCGATTGGCGCAACGGCGATTTGATTAATCGCATTTGAAGTGCCTAGCGAGCCGTCACATGTGCCGAGCCTGTCCTGCCATCCAGCAGGACTCGTCTTGAGGTCGCCATGTTTTCTTTGATTGCACTTTATCTGGAATATCGCAGGACGAAGGCGCGAGGCGGTACAGCTCGTGTCGTATCCGCGACTAACACAGCTGTTGCTGCCAATGACCTCGGCGCGTCGCAAACGGCCGCCGACGCAGCGTAAATCTCGACGGACGCTGACGCGGCGGTTCCGCGGCGCTAAAGCAGCTCTTTGGACGACCATAGAGGCACTACCATGGCAGCGACGATCATCACTCCCAGCGGCACTGGTGCGATGGAGGCCGGACTCGTACTTGACGAGGAAGGCAGCCGGTTCGTCGTCCTGACGTTCAAGGAGCCACAGGGCGAACCGACGCTCGTCACGTTTACAGTTCCGGTTTTTCAGAACTACGTCGAGCATCTGGTTCGAACGGCCAAGGCCGCTAACGAGGATGCCAACTGGGGCATTCCGGGCTGAGTATCTCCGCCGTGGTATCATGCCGCGATTTTGTGGAAACGGCGTGACGGTACGGCGACCTGCAACAGACCCCGCGGTACGTTCAGCGTGATTCAGTCCCCCGCTGCCAGTGTGTGCTGCCCGATCGCCATATTCTTGGCTCCCACCGGCGACGCCGATCGAGATCGGGGCGCGCGCGGCGCGGACGCTGCGGTCGAACGCGGCTTGGTCCACGCCGTTCGCCATGTCGGCTACATCAACCACCGTGGACCGCCAGATTGGTTGGCTGCGCGCCAGCCTCGACAGCGCGCAACAAAGGAACGGACGTCCGGAGGGGGCGGACCGAGGTAGTCGGGGAGAGGGGCACGAAGCCAGGCCGATCGTTGCCGCGCAGGGCGGTCATGATCTGGGGCCAGCGGTGATAGAGGTCGTCGACGAAGATCACGGCCGCGATGATCGCGATCACGCCGAGACACGCCCAGCCGGCGCCGTACATGAACAGGTTCCAGGTCATGGGCGATCTCCAAGGGTGAGGATGGCGATCATCAGGTCGATCAGGATCTCCGCGGAGACGATGCCCATCAGATCGGGGATTGGGGGAAGCGGTGCGCGCAGAGCTGCGCCAGCGGGGTCGAGGTAGCTCACTGCCCCTGCCCTTCGGCCGCGGCGCGGATCGCCTGCCCCCATGCGTGGCTGGAAACCTGCGGATCGATCGGCTTGGCGACCTCGTAAGGCGCGCCCTGCTCGATGATGGCGGGGTGCACGATGCCGACCTTGCGCTGCTCGACGGCCTGGCGCTTCAGCGTACCGGGCACCCATGCGGGCTTGCGGGGCGCCCTGAGCCGGCACACGCCGGGGATCTGGACCGTCCGACCCGCGGCCAGCGACGCCAGCACGGCACCGAACACGCGTTCGGCCATGTCCTGCGCATCCTCGGCAGCGATCCCCGATTCTGCGATCGCGGTGATGAGGTGCTTATCGACCATGAACAATGTCCAGCCACTGGGTTGCGCCCGCGGGCGTGATGATCTTGGCGCGGCGCCCGTCCCGCGTGATCGCAAGACGCGGGAGGACGAGCTCGACAGCCTTGGGCGGCATCGTCCAATCGTCGGGGTTCTGCCGCGGGCGGCGCAGGACAGCCGCAGTCGGGACCGATACCGGATCCCGCCCCTCTTTCATCAGCGTGCCGATCTGCTCGACCGTCCAGCGCGAGGTCGGGTGCGGGGTGCCCTGCCACAGCGACGAGGGGGTGATAGCCTGCGTCATGCTGCGCTCAATTCGATGTAGCGGGTGACGGCCTCGGCGGCCGAGACGCGGACTGCGAGGGTCCGCATGCGAAATTCCGTCTCGACCTTGTCGGCCTCGGCTTCGAGGCGCTCGCGCTCGGCGAGCTCGCCCATGTCGCGCACCATGGCCTTGATCATCGCCGGGGTCGGTTTGCGGCGAGTGCGAGCATGGAGGATCCACGCGACTTCCGTGACCAGCAGCAGCGCGCGGGCGCCGAGGTGGTGGTCCTCGGGCACAAGCTGCAGCTTCTCAGCCTTGCCCCGCAGGTTTGCCCACAGCTCGGCCCGCTCGTGCTTGATCGCGGCAAAGTGCTTGTAGCGGTCGACCGCGGCGGTCAGCATCTGCTGGTCGAGCGTGCGGAGGCGCTGCGCGACATAGCGAAACTCGGTGATCGCGGTATCGAGGTCCGGATCGCAGGTCATGCTCGGGCCGGTCATGCTGCGACGCCCAGCGCGCGATCAGCCTGCGCGGCGAGGATTTCGCGGCACAGCGGGCTCGCGTGAATGAACTCGACGATTAGGCGCTCATAGTCGATGCCAGCCCAGAACGATCGCTCGCCCATGGCATGCTGCGCGTCGGCGCGCGGGCCCCTGTGACAAGCAGAGCAAAGGCTTACGGTGCGCCAGTCATCCGGCTTCTGACCCATGCCAGCACTAGACCCGATACGGACGTGCGCGGCCTCGACCGACCTCATCGAACCGCATTTGCAGCAGGCGAAGCTGGCAACGAACGTGCGGTGACGCTTCGATATCCAGCGGCTGGCGCGCTTGGACGCCTTCGGAATGCGAGCGGGCAAGGCCATTACGCGACCACCCGGCAAGCTACGATGTCAGACTTGGCCCCCTGATGGATCCAGCAGTCACTGTAGACATGCGCCGGAACGCCGATGGCGGGGTTCGCCAGCTCCGCTGTGTGGCGGTCGCGATCGAACCGAAACTGCACGTGGACGCGCGCAAGATCCGAGACAGGGCACCCTGCCCCATCGCACTCGATCCAATCTGTGGAAGCCTGCTCGGCCACGATCGTCTCCCAACATGCCGGAATGGCCTGTTGGGCTTCGTTAGTAGGACATGTCCTACGGTGTCAACAATTAAGTAGGACGTGTCCCACCGCTAAAAGTCGGCAGGTAACTTTCGGTTTTCTCGCTTGACGATAGCTGTGCTCGCAAACCTGAACGCGCCTTCGCCGATCGTCGCTCCGGCTGACTGGAAAGTCGCTATCCCGTCGGAAAAGCACCACGACGCCGTCTCTCTGGTGAACTTCGCGCCATACAGGTTTTGCACCTCGCCCGATGAAGTGGCGCACGGATCGCCATATCGCTCTGTCAGCGCGGATCTAACGTCCGAGGCGACCTTGCTACCGAACGACAGCCGCATCTCCGAGAAGCCGGTCTCTGCGAACATTGCCTCACCGAAAACCGGGATATCAGCAATCCGCATGTCCATTGGGAATGAGCAGTACAGCGTCGCCTCTAGCTTTTCGCAGCGGCGATATGCCTCCTTCGCTTTACCGGTCGGCCGCGGCGCTCCAACGTGGAGCGACCGGAAATGGAAAGGAAACTGCGCGCCTGGGCTTGCCGCCTGCGGAGCGGTTTGGCCGGCGGCCGTCGCGGCACTCACCGTGCCGCAGAGCAGGCAGGCAGTTAATCGCAGGCCTCGCAGCATCATACCCGCCTTCCGATGTAGATCACGCGCGCAACGATATTCACGAAATCGATGAATTCCTCGTCAGCCGGCACATTGGGGTTGTCCGAAAGTATCACCATTCGATCCCCCTTGACCCGCAGCCGTTTGATCTGGCCGATGTCGCCAATGGTGAACGCCCATAGCGCGTCTTGTACTGCCACGCGCCGCTGCGACCTATCGAGCAGCACTATGTCGCCGTCGTGGATCGTCGGCTCCATGCTATCGCCACTTCCCCGCGCCCAGGTCAGCAGCTCCGGGGGTGAATGTGTGATCGCTTCGAGCCAAGTCTTCGGAAAGCGGATCAAGTCGACGTTTACCGGGTTGTCGGTGAACGTCGCGCCCATTCCATACGCCAAGTCGATCTGCTGCACCTCGACCAAATCGTCGTCGGCGGACGCCGCCTTGTCGGCGACGGGCGGCTTGACCGCCGCGCCGTGGACCAGCTCCACCAATGTCTCTGGCGCTATGCCAAGAACGATCTCGACTGCTCGCAGCGTGCGTGGCTCAGGCTTCTTGCTCTTCCCGCGCTCGATGTCCCACAGTGGCTTGCCAGAGGTCTTCAGACGCTCCTTCAGAATCTTGTCGAGATGGTCACGCGCCTTGCCGCTTTCGTCGACGGCGGCTTTGACGGCCGCCTGCAGAGGGGACTGTTCGGGTTCGGACATGTAGGAGCCTTCCCACATTTCCGCTGCGCGCTGAATGCTAGGACGCGTCCTACATCTTCCACTTGACGGTAGGACGCGTCCTACGTACATGGTTGATCCATGGACACGCCACTTCCCCCGCTACCGGAGACGATCGAAGCGTTCCTGACGCTCCACGACATGGCTCCGGTCACGTTTGGCCGGTTGGCCGCCAAGGACCCGCACTTCGTACGCGACATCCGCGGAGGACGCCGGGTTTGGCCCGAAACCGATGCGAAGATCCGTGCCTTCATGGCGACGCATTCCCAGCCGATCGACCAGAAGGAAGCGGCATGAGCGATTGGGCCCTGTGTCTTACCGTTGTGGCGCTGGTCGTTCTTTCGCCGTTGGCGAATGCGTATTCCTATCGGCAGATTTGCCGACTTGTTCAGATATTTGAGAGGAACCGCGCTGATCGGGGGCTGGATCGTGATTGATTGGGTACTGTCGCAGCGCGGCGTAGGCAGCAACGACGAGCGCGAGAACAGCGATTGCGGTCGCAAACCAAGAGGCGTTCTTCGCGCTTCGGGAGATGCGCAGGCTCTCTTCGGCATGTTCGTCGGCGCGCGCGTCTCGCAGATCGCGATGCTCGATCCGCATTCTCTCGGCTTCGGCCTCAGCTTCCTTCTCCGCGATCCACTCGCGCATGACCTCCAATTGGAAGGCGTTGTAGCCGGCGTTATCGATGAGATCGGCGCGCACCCGATCGAGGCTTTTGGTCGCGAGCTTTTCGCGGACCAAGGCTCTGATGGTTTGCCGCCTGGCGATGTCGCGTTCGAGAAGAGTGGCCATGTTGTCATCCTGCCAGTGCATGTGGAGTTCGCATAGATGCTGCTCACCCTCCCCTCCATGGAGCCGTCCCGCGTCGCTGGCGCCGCGACCGCGATTATCGCGATCGGCGCGCAGCGGTACGGTTTCCATGCTGCATCGGAACCTTCGTACATCGAGGCACCGGTCCTCGACGTCACGCATTGCACGGCCTGCGGTAGCCAAGCTGCAATTGCGGTTCGGTGCTGCCAGCAGCCGGTTTGTCCGTCTCGTGATCGGGAAGCCGCATGACAGTCCTTGGCATCATCATCGTCACGCTCGCCAGCGCGGGCCTCGTCTGGCTGGTGGACCTGTGCTGCCGCCATGAGCTGGCAATGCTCGAGCAGCGCGCGCGCAACGGCGAGGCGAACGGCTCTCGGGGCGGTGATCAGCTTCTCGGTTTCCATGACACCTCTTTCCTCGGTCTGGAGGGCAATGTCCGTGACGAATAGCTCGATGATTTCGCCGGAAATGGCAGAGGACGAGATCTGCAAGGCAATTGGCCTGCTGATGGGCCGCGGGCGGCAACATTCGGTGGAGGACGTTGCACTGGGCACGAAGATCCCAGCGCGCACCCTGTCGGCAATGATCGCCAGCGGCGGCGATCGCCGGTGCCCCAGCGGCTGCAATCTCCTGATCCTCGCCAGCTTCTTCGGCGTCGAGTTCACCGACCGGGTGCTGAGCGTCATCGGCCAGGGCGCGCGCGAGCTCGACCCGGCCGCCGACGCCCCCGCCATGGTGATCTCGAAGCTGATGACCGGTGCGGCCGAGTTCGCTCGCGCCGGCGCCGACGGCCGATATTGCCACGTCGATCGCGCCGAGCTGCGCGACGACGCGGTGATGATGATTCAGATCCTGGAGCCATTCGCGGCTCCCTGACGCCCTCTACGATCAACGAATAACACGCGGAAAACTCCGCAACGGAGATGACTATGGACGCGCTCAATAGCGCAGTGCCGGTTGAGCCCGGTTCTGCGGACGGTTCTTTGTGGCCTACGACAGACCACGCGCTGCTTATCGCCGCGTTCCGGAAGGCGTCACGCGCTTGGAACGCTGACGGCGGTCCGATCGAGAAGACGGTCAAGGCTGGGGAAGACCTGTTCTTCGCCGCGCATTTTCTTGTCGAAGACCTCCTCGGCGAGCCGATCAAGTGAGCCGCGCCGACAAAGCCCAGCGCGACGCACTGCACCGTGAAGGCGTCCTCGCCGATCACGTGAAGGCCTGCATCGGCCCCCTCAACATCGAAACGCTCGCGCGATCCTACGCGCTTCCCGCCGAGCGCGTCCTCCAGATCGTGAAGCGCAATGGAGGTTCTCATGCAGAATGAAGGACGCCTGTATTCGCAGGTAGCGGCCGAGGCTGGCGTGTCGACCGAGAAGGCGATGGTCGCTTGCTACCTGTCCAACCTGTCCAAGCAGGGGAAAACGCTGGGCGAGGCGGCCGAGCTGATCCGCACGCCGCGTCATGCTGCCCGCGATTACGCGCGGGACTGGGGCATCTCGTTCTCGGATTACATGGCCTCGGCTCAGCCGTTGACGCTGACCTGGACGAAGCCGAAGCGCGGTCGCTGGGAACTGATGCTCGACGGCCTGCTTATCGCAGCGGCTGATGCGGACGGCGCGGGCGGATATACCGCTAGGCGCGGCCAACCGTTGGCGATCGTGACGTCCGGATCTGATGCGGAGATCGCGATCCGGCGGATGTCGGTCGAGATCGAGCAGCGTTCACTTGAGATCTTGGGTTGCGATGACGTCGTGATCGAGATTGACCAGGCGGGCGAGATCAGTCGCATGGCGCCGAAGCCGGCTGCGGATCCGATGAAGCTTCGCCGGGCGCTCGCCGCATGACGACGCTGGGGAAGCGCCTGCACCGTGGAAAGCAGATGGCACTGCACGGACCATTGCTCGACCGCGCGGTCCATCTGTTTGATATCGACGGCCTGTCAATGGAGGCAGTGGCGCGCGAGATCGGCATGAGCGCGCCGACGGTGCAGAACGCCGTCTATGCCGCCCTTTGCGCCAAACGTGGTCATCGCCCAGCAGAGCGCGACGGCAATGGCTACCTGACGACGGTCGGCCGCGATCGGCTGCGCGAGCTTCTCCGCAAGGGAATGAAGCACGTGGACATCCAGATCTACCTCGCGGTCAGCGCCGGAACGGTGAGCAACGAGCGCCGCGCGTACAGCGCCGACCTCAAGCTGCGCGGCAAGCGCCCGTTGCCACTCCCGAATCACGGCGAGGCGTATAGCGGCCTGCGGATCACGAATGCCCAGCGCAAGGAGGTCGAGGCTCACTTGCTGACCGGCCTGGGCAGCACCAAGGTCTCGGCCCTGACTGGCGTATCCAAGACGGTTTGCGTCCGCATCCGATTGAAACTGGTGGCGCGCTTGAAGCGCAAAGGCAAGTTGCTGGCCGGATGTGACGCCAATGGCCGCCGCGTCAAGCTGGTAGACCAAGCCGCGCGCGTCCCCGACGCCGACATCGAGCGCTTTCGGGCGCTCCTGTTAGACCAGGTGCCGGTGAAGCGTGCGGCACTGATGGCGAACATCGGCTCGAGTAGCGCCTATAGGCTGCGGGATGCTTTCCGCGCCGAGCTCGCATCGCGCGGGGAGGAATTGCCCGGGATCAAAAAGCTGGGCCGCGTTCATGGCCCGATCGCGGACGCGCGCGCCACCTGGCTTCCCAAAGGCCGGAAGAACTATGTCCTATACCGCGGGAAAATGGCTGAGACCGGCGGCAATGCCGCACTAGCTCGCAAACTGACTGTGCTCGCCATTGCCGAGCGTGACGGCGACGATCCTTATCTTGCTGAGCAGTTCGACCGCATGAAGCGCGGCGCGGGCCTCGTCGAGCGGTTCAACTATCGCCGCTCCGATCCCTCAATGACACTCGGCGGTGTTTCGGCGGGGATGCTCTGACATGCCGACCGCAACTCTTGACCGAGCCTCAGAAGCGGCCCGCCTAGCGGCCCTCGCGGCTGAGTTGGATGGAGCTATGATCGAGCGTGCTGATGCACGTCGGCAGCTCGAGTCTCAGACGCTTGCAAAACGTCAGGCGTCTAAGCGAGCCGCAAAGGCGGCTCACGTTACACACCTGCTGTCGGTCCCGCGCATGGCTGGGCTGATGAAGGCTGGCGTACTGCTGGGCAGCGCCGCGGCGCTCGCGGAAGCGATGAACATCGAACCCCGCAGCCTGCGCGCGAAAACCGGCGCCGAGCGCGGGATCTCGTGTGACGATCTCCGTGCGGCGGCTGACGCGCTCGACGCGCGCGCCGCGGTGATGATCGAGCATGCCGCCAAGCTGCGCGCCGAGGTGACCACATAATGACCCGTCCCGTTTCAGCTTGGATGCCGCTCTACGTGGGCGACTATCTGGGCGACACCCAGCGCCTGACCACCGAGCAGCATGGCGCGTACCTGCTACTGATCCTCGACTATTGGCGCAACGGCCCCGCACCCGACGACGACGCGGTCCTGCAGCAGATTACCAAGTGCGACACCAAGACGTGGAAGAAGCATCGGCCTGCCATGGCTCGCCTGTTCAAGGTCGCCGACGGCGAGTGGCGCCACAAGCGGATTGACGCCGAATTGGCCTCGGCTGCGACCAATGCCGAGCGGCGATCAAGAAAGGCCAAATCGGCTGCCGAAGCACGCTGGGGGCAATCCTCGAACGGTGCTCCAAGCAATGCTCGGAGCATGCCCGGAGCATTGCTTGGAGAATGCCCGCCACAATCACCTTCACCCAAGAAGAATTCCGATACTGACGTATCGGGCGCCGCAGCGCCGCCAAAGATCGCCGATCCCGAGAAGGTCATGTTTGATCAGGGCAAGGCGCTGCTGGCTGAAGCCGGGATCGTGAACGGCAAGGCCGGCACCCTGCTCGGCAAATGGAAACGAGACCACGGCGCCGAGGCGGTGATCGTCGCGCTCGGCAAAGCTCAGCGCGAAGGCGCAATCGACCCCATCAGCTTCATCGAAGGATGTTTTCGAAATGGCAAACGACCTGACCAGCAGCGGCGCCCCGGTAACGGAATGCTCGATGCCATCATTGACGCCGAGCGTGATGACCGTGCTCGTTCGGGCTTTTGAGCCCGGCGCGGTGTTCAGTACCCGGGATATCGCGTTGATCGAGCCAGTCGCGCGTGCTGTCGCATTGCCGCAGCCTGCGGACGTGCGTTGCGTTCGGCAGTCGCTGGGCGGGCTGGCAGCCGCCCTACCCAGCCAAGCGACCGACGTCGTGAAGGGCCAGCTCAAGCTCGCGACCTATCAAACCATGCTCGAAGGGTGCGACGAGCGCGCCCTCTCCTATGCCTGCCGCCGCTGCCTTGACGAGCTCGACTGGTTTCCCACGGTGCACCAGCTGAAAGAGCGCATGTCCAAGTGGGTCAGCCCAGAGGATTCGGCCATCCGCCGCGCGCGCGCGATCATGCGCACCGGCCGCCGCGAGGTGGCCGCGGACGCGCCCTCGATCACCGCCGGACAGATCCGCGCGATGAAGCCGGACTTGCGCAGCATGGGGCTCGCCGCTGGCTTCATCACCCAGGATCAGATCGACGATGCGCTTGCCGAGATCGAGCAGCCTCCCGAGCAGATGGCAGCATGACACATACCTATAAGAGCGAGGGTTGAGACGATGGGGCGGGCAGCAAAGGCAAGCACGAAGATCAAGCGGCAGCCGAAGACGCTGGCGCAGCGTATGGCTGAGGCAGTGACAGCTAAGGGAGAGGCGATTGGCGCCCCGGCGATTCAGATCGCGCGGGGCATGCACGCTATCGTGGACGTGCCGCTGCGGGATGCGGGCCGCGTCGTAACCGAGCACACGCTGATCAATCGGGGCGGTACGCCGGTCGCGCGCTGGAAGGCTGCCAAACTGCTGTCTGATAGCCAGGTCGCAGCGATAGACTACTGCGAGACGCTATGGTCGCAGCTGGGCGGCAAGGCGCTAGTCATGGACCTAGCCCGCATCCCCGGCGCGGGGCATGGCGACGGCTGGACAGAGCAGCAGGCCCTCGACGATCTCAAACGTATAAAGGCGTATTTCCCGGTGAAGTATTGGAGCGTCTTCGAAAACGTTTGCCGGTTTGACGAGCCAGCAGGGTTCGCTGGGTCCGGACTGACGCAAGTTCGCGCCGAGCAGGCAGCAGTTGCGCGAACGACCGTCCAGTTTGTAGCGGATATCGTGGCCATGAAGGAGAGGCTATTAACTGGGTGACGTACAACGTTGAATTGATAAGTAATAATGCTACGGCTAGTTCCTTCGTGACGGGGGCTTCGACTGCATTGACAGAGAATACTCATTATCAAACGCTGGGGGTCGAATCTTCGGCTACCCGGGAGGAAATTCGGCAGGCCTGGCTTCGGCGAACACAAGATATCCGCAAGGGGTCTTTACCTCCTGCGGAGCAGACGGCGCCTCTGCAGATCATCAACGAAGCGTGGGAGTGGTTTAAGACCCAAGAGCGACGAACGGCATACGACGCACATCTACGCGCCGAAAAAGAAAGGACGGCACGGCGAGACGCAGATATCGCCGAGCAAGCCAGACGCGCCGAAGCAGAAAAGGTCACGCGGGAGACCGCTGCCCGGGCACAGCAGTCGACCCAGACATCAACCAAGGAATCTCTCCAGTTTGCTGGTTACCGTCACCGATCCGCCACTTGGTCGGGCGCGATTGCAGCTTCGGCGAGACGGCATTGGAAGTTCGGCCTTGGCGTTACTTTTCTTTACGCCGTTGCGTTGGTCTCACAGCCGAGCAGCCGAGGTAAGTCCGTGCCTGAAGCAGGAATGCCAGTTGTGACCAAGGCATCTGCAAATACCAGCAGACGGGTCAAGGCGCCCGTGAGGAAGGCGAGAAAGAAAGTCGCACCGAGCCGGCGGCGGGCTAGCTTCGATGCCAGCCAAGACGCAACAGAGATGAACCGCAGAGAGCTCAACCGGATCAAGGACGCATCTCAGGGAGCGCCTTCCCCTTATCGAACTGCGCCAGATTATACACGTTGACATAGAATCTGCCGCATCGTATCTGAATAACCAGTTGTTAGAGCCGCGCCCGCAAGGGTTGCGGCTCTTGCTGTATGTGAAGGTCTAGATGGCCGCACCGCAATTGCGGCTCACCACAGCTGACCATGCCGAGGCGATCGTCTCGCGGCTATTTCGGTTTCCAGAAATGTGCGCAGCCCATCGCGTCATCTTGGTCGCAGCAATCCGCTTATCGAGGATGTCGAGCAGCTGGCGCAGAATCTTCGAGAGCGCGTTGGCTAGCCACCCTCATCCCCTCACGCAGGGGCCATGCTCCGAGCGATTGTCCCACGGTGTGGTCAGATGCGACGTTACTTTGTGCGTTGATGTGGCCTAAGCTTGTAGGCCCACTACGCTCAGGAACTTTGTATGAAGAACGTCGTCAGTCTGGTTCTCGCATCCATCTTAGTTGCCGCTCCGGCGCACGCGCAGACGGTTAACGACGATGTCCGGTGCCTGGTTGTAACCAGTGCCGTCGGCGAGCAGGCCGAGAACGAGCCAACGCGGAAGGTCGCGAATTTGACGGCGGCGTTCTATATGGGGCGGCTGGATGGACGAGTTCCCGCAACTGTTGCTGCAGCCCTCAAGTCTCAGCCGGCTGTCGCTGGAACCGCCGCGCTGGGAATTTTTAAAGCCTGCGCCGCGAGGGCACAGGGCGCACAGGCGCGCTTGCGCGCAGAATCTCGGTGATTTGACGGCGCCAAGTAATTGAGCGTGAGATGAGGTGCGGAATGGGAGGAGCGGCGCGAGGCGCCTTCAGCTTCACCACCGCTGACCATGTAGAGGCTATCGGCATACCCGTGCTGCGGATCGCCGAGGAGATGTCGAGCGGGTCGCGCCCTCAGGGGCGCAGTGAGCGCTTGATCGACCAAGCAGAGCAGGCAGCAATCGACCTGCGGGCCGCCGTACGTGGGCGCTAATTAGTTACGGAGCGAGAGTGCATATGTCGCTGCTTGTGATCCGCTGCCACCGCTCGTTCAACTTCCTCGCGAGGAATGGGCGATGCCGCCATTAAACGATGAGCAGATTGGCGTCGGAATCTTTAGCCGAGGCGGATCCTTGTATTTTCAGAAGTGGGCTATCCAGGACTTCCCAAATTCGCTCTTCGGTATCCCAAATCTCGAAGATGCCGGGTCCCTTGATGTTTACATGCGTGCCGTCAAGAAGCTGGTACACAGTGCTCTCTCGATGCGTAATGATGCCGCTGTCGAGGTCGTGAAACCTAGTCATGTTAATCCATCGTATGACGGTGTACCGTCCTCCGCTATCGCCCTGAGCCGCAAAGCGTTCCATTTCTTTCATCTTGTGCCCCCGAGTCGCAAACTGACTCAGTATATATTGCACGTTTTCCAAGCACGTAGTTACTGATGAGCAAGCTCAAAGCTTTACCCAGCCGCCTCAGATCCCTGCGGCCCGGGCTTGGTTCTTTGCCGCCTATCGAGCGCACCCGCGACGAGGACCGCATGCTGCACGCGCCTTGGCGCAAGCTCTACAAGACGGCGCGCTGGCGGGCGTTGCGCATGGTCATTCTGACCCGCGACATGTTCACCTGCCAGTGGCCCGGGTGCGGCTTTATGACTGCCGACACGTCGCAGCTTGTCGTCGACCACAAGCGGCAGCATCACGGCGATGAGGTCCTCTTCTGGGACGAGCGCAACCTGCAGTGCCTGTGCGCTCCCTGCCACAACAGCCGCAAGCAGCGCGCTGAGCGCGCCCAACGACACTGACCACGCCGCCCCACCCCCGGGGGGGAGGGTCGAACCATCGGCAGGGCACGCCCTGCTGGACCCCATAGGCTCTCACGCGCAGATTTTTTTCTCCTCACGTTTTGAGGTGCGTACTTTTCGGCCGGAGGTGCCGCGTCATGGCAACCCGCAAATCATCTTTCGACTGGACGCGCATCGAGCTTGAATACTTGGCCGGCGAAGATTCCATTCGGGAAATAGCTGACCGGCACGCAATTTCGGAAGGCGCTATTCGGAAGCGCGCCAAGGCCGAAAAGTGGGTTCGAGTGGTACGCAGGGTACGCAAAGTGCGTACTTCGACGCCTCCGCAGCCTTCGCCGCCAGTCGAGCGCGAACGCGAGCCGGTACCCGATGCTGCCGCGATCGCCGAACGCGGACGCGGGTTGGTGTCGCGGATGCTGGATGAGCTGGAGGCGACGACAACGCATGCCGGCAAACTCGAGGAGATGATCGAGGAGATCACCGCTGACGATCGCGATGGGCGTCGCCGCGATGGCATGCTCGGCGCGATCAGCCTTGGTGGCCGGGCGAAGACCCTGAAGGAACTCGCGACCGCGTTTAAGACGATCAATGAGGCTTCCGCGCCGCAGGGAAAAAAGGCGGCGGCGCAGGATCGCGCACGAGAGGTGGCGGGCGGTAGCCGGTTCCGGCCTGTTGGGACGCCAGCCCTCAGCGTCGTAAAGACGTAAGTTGGCGCAGCCGACCTGGTCGACCGCATGCTTGGATTGGAAGCGTCGGATCTGCGACCGACGATCCCTGATCCCATTCTCGCCTCTTTTCCCGGCGTCGGCCGAGGCCAAAATGGCCGTTTTCACCTCGCTTAAGATCGTCGACCTGCCTGGGCAGCCGACGTTCGGTGAGGCAAGCGACGAATGGCTGCTCGACTTCGCCGCGGCCGTGTTCGGTGCCTTTGACCCTGACACCAATCGGCAGCTGATCACCGAGTACATGCTGCTGATCAGCAAGAAGAACACGAAGTCAACGCTGGCTGCCGGCATCATGCTCACGGAGCTGGCCTGCGGCTTCCGCTCTTACGACGAGAACCTGATCCTGGCGCCGACAAAAGAGGTTGCGGCCAACAGCTTCGCACCGGCCATGGGGATGATCGATGCCGATGAAGAGCTGACGGATCTCCTGAAGCATCAGGAGCACCTGAAGCTCATCACGCACCGCGAGATGAAATCCACGCTTAAGATCGTTGCGGCAGATAGCGGCACGGTCGCGGGCAAGAAGGCCAGCCGCGTGCTGGTGGATGAGCTCTGGTTGTTCGGCGAGATGGCGAACGCCGATTCGATGTTGAAGGAAGCCACTGGCGGCCAGGTGAGCCGCCCCGAAGGGTACACGATCTATCTGACGACGCAGTCGGACAAGCCACCCGCGGGCGTGTTCAAGCAGAAGCTCAACTACTTCCGCGACGTCCGAGATGGAAAGATCGTGGACCCGCGAAAGCTGCCGGTCCTGTACGAATACCCCGAGGAGATGGTCGCGGACGGTGACCACCTGAAGCGCGAGAATTTCTTCATCACGAACCCGAACATGGGTCGATCGGTCACACAGGACTGGCTTGAGGAAAAGGCGGCCGAGGCTGACCACGGTGAGGATGGGCCTCGCGCTGTATTTTACGCGAAGCACCTGAATGTCGAGATTGGCATTGGCCTGCGTCACGACGCATGGATCGGCTCGCTGTATTGGCAGGGTGCCAAAGCCGAAGCGAGCCTATGGGACGGCTCGTTCGGATCCTTCCTCGATATCTGCGAAGTCGTAGTTGCCGGAATCGATGGTGGCGGCCTCGACGATCTGCTCGGCCTGGCACTGCTGGGTCGGCACAAGGTGACGAAGCAGTGGATCCTTTGGTGCAAGGCTTGGGCGCAGCAGGACGTTTTCGATCGTCGGAAGGACATTGCAAGCCGGCTGACCGACTTCATCGGCGAGAAGACGCTGGTGCGCTGCGAGGCGCCGACCCAGGATCTGATCGAAGTCGCGGACCTGCTCGAGCAGGTGAAAGACGCCGGGCTTTTTCCTGAGCAGGCAGCGATCGGCCTCGACCCTCAAGGTGTCACCGCGCTGGTCGACGAGCTTGCCGGCCGCGGATTTACTGCCGAGCAGATGCTGGCCGTCAGCCAAGGCTTCCGCCTCTCGGCCGCGGTCTGGGGCATGGAACGCAAGCTTAAGGACGGCACGCTGATCCATGGCGGGCAAGAACTCATGGCTTGGTGCGTCGGCAACGCGAAAGCCGAGCAGCGCGGAAACGCGGTGCTCATCACGAAACAGGTCGCCGGCAAGGCGAAGATCGATCCCCTCGTCGCCGCCTTCAACGCGGTGATGCTGATGACCCGCAACCCGGAAGCCGCAGGCGCCGGGCTGCAGGTCATGTTCCTCTGAAAGGCCTCCTCATGCAGAACCGCGCATTCAGTGTGCTGACCATCAAGTCGGCTGACGACGACGCCCGCATCATCCGGGGCATTGCGACGTCGCCCAGCGTTGACCGCGTCGGCGACATCATCGAGCCGCTGGGCGTCAAGTTCGCCAATCCGATTTCACTGCTGTGGCAGCATAAGCATGATCAACCGATCGGCAGCGTGACCTTCGAGAAGCCGACCGCCAAGGGGATCGTGTTCGAGGCTACGGTTGCCAAGCTGGATGAGCCCGGCACGCTGAAGGACCGCCTCGACGAGGCGTGGCACTCGATTAAGCTCGGCCTCGTCCGTGCGGTTAGCATCGGCTTCCGGCCAATCGAGTACAGCTACATGGACAACGGTGGCATCCGGTACACGGAGACCGAGGTTTACGAGCTGTCCGCGGTCACGATCCCCGCGAACAGCGATGCCATCATCAGCCAGATCAAGTCGATCGACGCCGCCCTGCGCAAGGAAGCCGGCGTTCCCGACCCCGAGATTCCCGCCAACCCAGAACCTGCCGCGGTCGGCAAATCGGTTCGCGTGGTGAAGCTGGATGACCCCGCCCGCGACCGGGCGAAGCCATTCGTCATCAACACCATTCGAAGGATTTGAAGTGACCAAATTTGCCGAGCAGATCGCCGCGTATGAGGCGAAGCGCGCCTCGGTCGTGGGCGCCATGGACGCGATCATGACCAAGGCCGCCACCGATGGCGCCACCCTCGACGCTTCGCAGTCGGAGGAATATGACGGCCATTCCGCCGACATCGTCGCGATCGACAAGCACCTCGATCGGCTGCGCACCGCCGAGCGCACTATCGCCAAGACGGCAAAGCCGATCGAGGACGTGCGCGATCCTTCGGCCGCAGCCGCGCAGCGCGGCGGCGTGACCCAAGTCAAGGCGCAGCCCAAGCTCGCTCCCGGCATCGCCTTCGCGCGCTATGCCAAGGCCCGCGCTGTCTCGCGTCTCGACAACGAGCCGGTGATGGTCATCGCCGAGCGCATGTATGGTCCGGACAGCGACGTCGTCGGAACCATTAAGGCAGCCGTCGCGGCCGGTTCGAACCAGCCCGGCAGCTGGGCAGCGACTCTCCACAGCCCCGAGGGCGCCGCGTTCGTCGACTTCGCCGAGTTCCTCCGTCCCGCAACCATCCTCGGCAAGTTCGGCACCGGCATCATCCCGTCGCTGCGGAAGATCGGTTTCGACGAGCCCGTCATCCTTCAGACCGGCGGCGGCGAGGGCTACTGGGTCGGCGAGGGCAAGCCGAAGCCCCTCACGTCGTTCGACTTCACGCGCAGCGTGCTCGGCCGCCTCAAGGTTGCCAACATCGCTGTCCTCACCGAGGAAAACGTGCGCAGCTCGAACCCGAGCTCGGAGTCGATCGTGCGCGACGCGCTCAAGGCCGCGCTGGTCGAGACGCAGGATCTGGCGTTCATCAATCCGACCAATGCCGGTGTCGATACCGTTCGCCCGGCATCGGTCACGAACGGCGCGACCGCGGTGGCATCGTCGGGCCGTGATGCCGATGCAGTGCGCGCCGATGCGCGCGCAGCGATGGCGGCGTTCATCGCGGCGAACAACTCGCTGACGACCGGCGTCTGGATCATGTCGGCAACCAATGCGCTCGGCCTGTCGATGATGAGCAATGCCCTTGGGCAGAAGGAATTCGCCGGCATGACCATGCTCGGCGGTACCTGCGAGGGCTTGCCGGTCATCGTGTCGGAATATGCCGGCCAGACCGTCGCGCTCGTCAATGCGGCCGACATCTACGAGGCCGACGAGGGCGATATCGCGGTCGACATGAGTCGTGAAGCGTCGCTCGAGATGAAGGATAGCGCCCTTCAACAGGACGGCCTCACCGGCACGGGCACGCAGCTGGTGTCGCTGTGGCAGAACAACCTGGTCGGCCTGCGTGCCGAGCGCACCATCAACTGGCGCCGTCGCCGCGCGACCGCGGTTGCGTACCTGACCGGCGTCCGTTGGGGCGAGCCGGTGGCCGCAGGCGCGTAAGCCACCAGCGAGCCAGATGGACCGGCGGGCAGCAATCCTGCCCGCCGGTTAACTGAGGAGACACCTATGCCTGACCTTATCGCCACCCGCGACATGAGGTACGCCACCCGCGCGCTTCAGGCGGGCGACCCATTCCAGGCGAGCAACCAGGACGCACGCATCCTGATTGCGATCAAGAAGGCACGACCAGCTGACGCGTCGGGAGATCCGTCCGCCACGGCGCCAACTCTCGATGAGCTGCGTGACAAGGCCGCCAAGCTGGGCATCACCGTCAGCACCCGCTGGGGCGACAAGCGCCTGCTCGAAGAGATCGCCAAGGTCGCGAGCGCCTGATGCGGATCCTCGGCCGGGAGTTCGGGCGCTCCCGGCAGATCACCACCGGGCAGGCCGAACCCGAAACTGAAGGTGGCCTGCCCATCATTCGCGAGAAGGCGGCGCGCATCGTCAGCACGCCGTCTGGGCCGTGGATGCCGATCGTCCGCGAGAGCTACAGCGGCGCGTGGCAGCAGAATGTCGAGGTCAACCAGACCGCGGTGCTGGCCTTCCACGCCGTATTTTCGTGCATGACGCTCATCGCGTCGGACATTTCTAAGCTGCGCGTCAAGCTGGTCAGCCAGGACGAGCATGGCATCTGGGCCGAAACCACCCGCCCCGCCTATTCGCCGGTGCTGCGCAAGCCCAACGGCTTCCAGACCCGCATCCAGTTCTTCGAATCGTGGTTCCTGTCGAAGCTCAGCAGCGGCAACACCTATGTCCTCAAGCGCCGTGACGCGCGCAACGTCGTGATCGCGCTTTATGTGCTCGACCCTCATCGGGTGAAGCCGCTGGTCGCCGACGACGGCAGCATCTTCTACGAGCTTCAGCAGGACGATATTTCGGAGATCAGTGGTCCGATGGTCGTGCCGGCGCGCGAGATCATCCACGACCGGTTCAACTGCCTCTTTCATCCTCTGGTCGGCGTATCGCCGATCTATGCGAACGGCCTCGCGGCGACGCAGGGGTTGCGCATCCAGGACAATTCGGCCGTCTTCTTCGGCAACCAGTCGCGCCCGGGCGGTCTGCTGTCGGCGCCGGGCAAGATCAGCAAAGAGTCGTCGGACGAGCTGAAAGCTAACTGGTACGACTATTACGGCGGCAAAAACTCCGGTCGCGTGGCCGTGCTCGGCGATGGCCTGAAATATGAGCACATGGCCGTCACCGCCAAGGATGCAGAGCTGATCGACCAGCTGAAGTGGACCGCCGAGGTGGTCTGCTCGACGTTCCATGTGCCGCCCTACAAGCTGGGGATCGGCAACCTGCCAACGAACAGCAACGTCGAGAGCTTGAACCTCGAATATTATACGCAGGCGCTGCAATCGCTGATCGAGGCTGCCGAGCTATGCCTCGATGAGGGGCTCGGCATCGGCGAGGGCATGGGCATTGGCACCGAGTTCGACCTTGACGGCCTGCTGCGCATGGACACCAAGGCGCTGATCGAAGCCGAAGCCATGGCGACTAAGTCGGGGATCAAGAAGATCAACGAGGCGCGGCGCCGGCTTGACCTAGGGCCGATCACCGGCGGCGACACGGCGTACCTGCAAGAGCAGAACTACAGCCTCGAGGCGCTGGCGAAGCGCGACGCACGTGCTGACCCCTTCGCCAAAGGCGAGATGGAGGCCCCGCCCCCCGATCCCGCCGCAGAGGCGGCGCAGGCGCGCGCGACTGTCGCGCTTTACGAAAAAGACCTGCGGGAGGCGCTCAATGCTTGATACCAAAGCCCTTGCCCAGGCTACGGCGCTGATCGTGCAGGAGGCCGTCGACAAGGCCACGACGCCGCTGCTCGCGCGCCTCGCGATCCTCGAGACGCGCGACGCGTCACCGGACGAAGCCAGCGTCCACCGAATGATCAACGACGCGATCGCCGCCCTGCCCGTGCCCCGCGACGGCAAGAGCGTCACCGTCGCCGACGTCGAGCCCCTCATCGCAGAGGCAGTTGCGCGCGCAGTAGGTGATCTGCCCCCGGCGAAGGATGGCGTCAGCGTCACCCTGGACGACGTGAAGCCGCTGATCGCTGCCGAGGCCGAGCGGGCCGTTGCCGCGCTACCGCCGGTCGACGTCATTCCGCCGGTCGAGGCAGCAGTCGCTGCTGCGGTCGCCGCGCTGCCTGCGCCGGCCGATGGCAAGAGCGTCACGCTCGACGATGTGCGACCGCTGATTGCTCAGGAAGCTGAGCGCGCTGTCGCCGCGCTGCCCCCGGTCGACTTCAATGCGCCGATCGAGGCGGCGGTCGCGGCCGCAGTCTCGGCGCTCCCGGCGCCGGTCGATGGCAAGAGCGTCACGGTCGACGATGTGCGACCGCTGATTGCTCAGGAAGCTGAGCGCGCTGTCGCCGCGCTGCCCCCGGTTGACTTCAATGCGCCGATCGAGGCGGCGGTCGCGGCCGCAGTCTCGGCGCTCCCGGCGCCGGTCGATGGCAAGAGCGTCACGGTCGCTGATGTCGAGCCGATCATCGCTGTGGCAGTAGCAGCCGCAGTCGCGGCGCTGCCGACGCCGGCCGATGGCAAGAGCGTCACGGTCAGCGACGTCGAGCCGATCATCGCATCGGCCGTCGAGCGCGCTGTCGCTGCGCTGCCCGTTGCAAAGGACGGCGTCGGCCTTGCCGGTGCGATGATCGACCGCGCCGGCGGGCTGGTTGTGACCCTGAGCGACGGTAAGCTCTGCGAGCTGGGTCGCGTCGAGGGCAAGAATGGCGAGCCGGGGCTGGGCTTCGACGACATGTCGATCGAGCAGACCGGGGAGCGCAAGGCGACGCTCAGATTCGTGCGCGGCGAGCAGGTAAAGACCTTCGACCTCACGGTGCCGGCAGTGATCGACCGGGGCGTCTTTAAGGAAGGCCAGGCCTATACGCCGGGCGATGCCGTTACCTTCGGCGGCTCACTCTGGATCGCGCAAAAGGATACCGGCGACAAGCCTGACGGGCCCGACACCGGCTGGCGGCTAGCAGTGAAAAAGGGGCGCGATGGGCGCGATCTTACTCGTGGCTGAGCTCGTCACCCTCTCGGACGTGAAGACGCATCTTCGTCTCGGATCGTCCAGCCGTGAGGACGCATATCTTGTCATCCTCATCGCGGCGGCGGTTCGTGCTATCGAGAACGCCACCGGGCGAGATGTCGGCTCTGAGCTGCCTGACATGGCAGAGCGCGATCGCGCCGTTGCCGCACAGGCAGCGCTGCTGCTCATCGGACAATGGTATGCCAATCGAGAGGCAGCCGGGCAAAACCTGACCGAGATGCCGATGGCAATCACATGGCTGATCGCGCCCCTGCGAAAGTTCGTCGTATGAGCCAGCTCACTGCCGGTGAATTGCCCGACACTATCCGCATCGAGCGCCCCGTTGCCGATGAGGCCTTTGACGGTGCGGGATCCGGCAAATGGGAGTTGGTTGAAGACGAGGTCTGGGCGGGAGTCGTCGATATGCTGCCCAGCCGCGGCGAGAAGCTTGCCGAGGGCATCAATGTCGCCACTCGGCCAGCCCGGGTCCGCATGCGCTACCGGGACGACATCACGAGCAGCATGCGGTTTGTGATGGGCGATCGGATCATGCAGATCATCGCCGGCCCTGCCATCATCCGGCAGCGCTCTGGCGTCGAGTTCATGGTCGAGGAGTACAGCACGGCCGGGAACGGCGCCTGATGGCTACCAGCCGAGGTGGTCAATCGGTTCGCCGTTACATCGCGCAGCTGCCCGCCGAGGTGGAGAATAAGCTGCTGCGCGGCGCGGCGCGCGCCGGCGGGAAGATCATTCTCGCCGAGGCCAAAGAGCGGTCGATTTCCTCCGACGTCGACGAGGCGCTGGAAATGCGAAGCAAGTCGGAGGCTGGGCGGCTGACGGTGATGATCGCCGTTCGGAAAGGCTGGGGCCGCTCGATCGCCAACTGGCTCGAATATGGCACCGACGCCCATTTCATCTCGGTCGCGAAGGATGAAAGCGGCGGCAAAAGCGTCGCGCGGATCAACGCCACGGACAAGCGCACGATGGTCATCGGCGGCAAGTTCGTTGGCGACACCATTTTTCACCCGGGCGCCAAGCCGAACCCGTTCTTACGCCCAGCGCTCGACATCAAGGGGGCCGAGGCGGTCGCCGCGGCGCAGAGCTTCATCAACGCGCGCGTGACCCGCTCGGGGATCGTCGGAGGCGCTGAATCGGAAGGCGAAGGCGCATGACCGGTGTCGATATCGTTGGCGCGCTGCTCAATTCGGACGACGCGCTGCTTGCGGCCATTCCCGCAGGTCAGATCAAAGCTGGCGCGCTTCCCGACGGTGTCGTGCTGCCGACGCTTTTGGTCCGGATGACTAGCAACGTTGAACGGCAAACGCTCGTGCGCGGGGCTACTGTTCGCACGATCGAGCGCATCTCGGTCACCGTGCGGGCGGCCAGCTACCGCGACCAGGTCGCTGCAATGAAGCTGGTCGTGAAGGCATGCGCAGGGAGGACCGGCAGCATTGCCGGCGCCGCCAATGTTTCCGTGCTGACCGCCGGCCGCGGCCCCGACCTGCGCGGCCCGGGCAACAGCTTCGAACAGACCCAGGACTTCCGCGTCAGCTTCGACGCGGCAGCGTGAGAGAAAAGGAAAGTACCGTGTCCGATACCAAGCCGAAGATGGTCCGCGGCAAAGCGACCCGCGATTTCACCGACGCCACCACCGAGCGGCGGTTCGCTGCCAGATCCTCGCACGACTTCACCGAAGGCGAGTTCGGCAACTTCTTGGCGGCCGGGCTGCTCGTCGCCGTCGACACCGCCGACGCCGCGAAGACCAAGCCCGCCGCCTAACCCGCGCGCTCGCCGTCCGGCGGACGACACCCCGCCGGCCCTGCCGGTATTACGTTACGAGGATCATCATCATGGGTTCACAGACTGCCGCAGGCTCATCGCTTGCGATCTCCGTCGCCTCGCCGGCGACTTCCGACGCCGCTGGCTACGCCGCTCTGACCTACACCGACGTCGGCCAGGTCGAGAAGCTCGGTTCGATCGGCGCCAGCTTCGCCAAGGTCGAATTCCAGCCGCTCAAGGGCGCGAAGCAGAAGTATAAGGGCTCGGCCGACTATGGCGCCCTGCAGCCGTCGATGGCGCTCGACAGCACCGACGCCGGCCAGGCGATCATGCAGACGTCGGCCGACGACGAGAGCCAGAAGCTCTATTCGTTCCGTGTCACCTTCTCGGACGGCGCCAAGCGCTATTTCGGTGGCCGCAACTTCGGCATGCCGGAAACCGCAGACGGTGCCGACAGCATGCTGACCGGTGCTCCGACGATCGAGATCTGCACCAAGATCGTCAAGGTCGCCGCGCCCGCCACCTGACCCCTTCCCTACCCGGCGCCCGCGACGCCGGTCCTTATGCGCCAGCTCGGCCCGTCGTCGCGGGTCGCGAGCCGGGTTGGCGCACCATCCTCCCGCGAAGGACTTATTCCATGAAGCTCAACATTGCCTCGCTCGCCGTCGCTGCCACGGCCGCCCTCCACCTCAAGAACCCGGCCGGCGAATTGCTGTTCGCCGATGACGAGCGCACCCTTCCCGTCCGCATCCATGTCCATGGCCCGGGCAGCAAGGCTTATGGCGTCGTCGAATCCCGTCAGTCGGCACGAGCGCTGAAGCGCATGCAGGACAATGACGGCAAGATCACCGCTGCCACGCCGGAAGAGCGCGTCGCCGAGACCGCCGAGGATCTCGCCGCGATCACCGCGCGCTTCGAGAATTTTGAATATCAGCCCGACGGTGCGGCCGACCCGGTCACCGGCGAAGATCTCTACCGCGCCGTCTATGCGAACCAGGGCCTCGGCTTCATCACCAAGCAGGTCGCGAAGTTCGTCGGCGACTGGGGAAACTTCAGCGCCGCCTCGAAGGCGGCCTGAAGCTCTACGTCCGGCAGATGGCGTGGCTGCATGCCACGCCAAAGCCGGATGCCCGCAGCAGGCGGGGCAAGGAAGAGCCGGCGGTGTCGAGGCTGAGCCGGATCGACGACTTGAAGCGGAAGAAGATCAATCCGCCGATGCCACCTAACCCGGCGCCGCATATTACGGACTGGCTCATCGAGATGGGCCTGACCGAAGCGGCGGGCATGGGCGCAGTCCCGATCAGTTCGCGCGAACTGGCGGCGTGGCAGGACAATACCTGCGTGCGCTTGCAGCCTTGGGAAGCGCGGCTGATCCGCGAACTATCGAAAGCCTATCTCGCCGAAGGGCGGGCCGCCGAGAGCGAGAACTGCCCGCCGCCATGGCGGGCGCCGGTCACCCAGCGCGAGCTTGAGATCGAAGAAGCCCAGCTGCGCGCAGTGCTGGGCTGATCAAACGGGGAGGATGACACATGTCCATGGACGACTCCTCCCCGAGGCTTGAGGTCGGCTTTGTCATCGACACCGGCGATTCCTTCGGTGGTCTGATGCAGCTGCAAGACGCCATGGACTCGACTGAGGCCAAGGTGCTCGCCGATGCCAACCGGATTGAACGCGCTACCCGGGACATGGTAGACCTGGGGGCCAGCACAACGAATGTGGTCGCTTTCGGCAATGCGACCTCGCGCGAGATGCAGACGGCTCGGCAGGCCATCGCAAGCGCCGAAAAGGCTGGCGAGCGGCTCGTGGCGCAGCTCGAGCGGCAGAACAGCGTGTTCGGCAAGACCCGTGAGGAGGTTCGCAGCGCGAAGGCCGAGTTTGCCGCGCTGGCAGCCGAGCAGCAGGGCCTGACCGAGCTCGCCCAGCGGATCCGCAGCGAGGAGCTGGCACTCGTCAACGCGACCAATCAGGCCGCGGCCGCGGTAACCGCCGAGGCGGAGGCGCTGCGGCAGGCCGCCTATGCCCATCAGATGTTTGAGGCCCGAGTGAAAGCCGGTGTCGTGGCGCTGCGCGAGGAAGAGGCAGCCAGCCTTGCCGCGGCCGCAGCCCTCGATGCGCAGGCGCGTCGTGAAGCAGCGCTCGCCAGCGCGATGTTCGAGGCGCGCGCCAAGCAAGGCATGCGCGACCATGGCGCGCAGCAGGCGATCGACGAATCGGCGAAGCGCGAGGCCAATGCGGCCGCCATGCGCCTCGAGGGTTTGGCGACCGAGCAGCAGGCGCGCGAGCACACCCTGCTGGCGTCGACCGTGCGCGCGTCGCACGATGCCCAAGTCGCCGACGCGGCAGCTGCCGAGCAGCTGCGCATGTCGACTGATCCTCTCTATGCGTCGACGAGGAAGCTCAACGCCGAAATCGCGGAGTCGACGCGCCTCTATCATGCCGGTGCGACCGCGCCCGCGGAATATGCACGCCAGCAGGAGGTGCTGACCGGCCGCCTGCGGCAAAGCGCGCAGGCGCAGGACGACATGGACCGCATTGCCCGGAAGGGCAAAGGCACGCTGACGCAGCTGTCGTTCCAGCTGAACGACGTCGCCACCATGGCGGCAATGGGCGCGGCGCCGTTCCAGATCTTCGCCAGCCAGGCGGGCCAGATCTTTCAGGTCGCACAGATGGCCGAGGGCGGCGTGAAGGGCTTCGCAGCCGAGATGGGCGGCCTTGCCGTCGCGTTCCTTCCCGCAATCGCGGTCGCGTCCGTCGCCGGCGTCGCGCTCTACCGGTGGAAGGAACAGATCAACGAAGACGCCGGCATGAAGAAGTTCGCCGAGGGCCTCGGGCTGACGTCCAAGGAGATGAAGAAGCTCGGCGATCAGTCGATCACGACCGGCGACATGGTTGCCGGCGTCTGGAAGACGATCACCGACGGGCTCAACCTGGGCGGGTCGGGCAAGTCGCTCATGGACTATCTGTTTTCGCCGAACGACGCGCAGCAGGTGCAAGGCTTTCTCGCGTCGATCTATGGCACGTTCACCGGCACCTATGCCGCGATCGTCGAGCTATGGAGCAGCATCTCGACGTCGGTGTCAGCCTATGTCTCGGCCGCAGCGACGGCCGTCGCGCAGTTCTTCGCCCCCGTCGTCGCCGCAGCCCAGTGGGCCGGCAACGGCATCGCCCAGATCTTCAACGCCATCTACAACCGCGTTGCTAGCTGGCTGAAGTCGATCGGCAGTGCGATCAGCGACTTTGCCGGTCCGATCCTGAAGGCCATGGGCCAGAGTGATGCCGCCACCGCCGTGACCAGCGCCGGCAGCAGCCTCGGTAAGGCGTTCGGCAAGGGCTACGCGCAGGGTGCCGGGCAGGTCGTCAACGGGACGAACAAGTTCTTCGCCACCGCTGCCGAGAACATCATCAGCAAGTCGCAGGAGCGGCTGCTGAAGAAGGCCAACGAGATCAAGGCGAACCGCACGCCGAAGAAGACGCCCGTCGACAGCCATGCGGCGTCGCTCGTGCGCGATTCCGAGGCGATCGAGGCGCAGATCCGCAACCTGTACAAGCTGGCGGATGCCTATGGCGTCTCCGGCGCCGCGGCGCTGATCGCCGAGGCGCGCGTGAAAGCCGAGAGCAAGGCGATCAAGCAGCGCGCCGACATCGAGGCGTCCGTCGACCGCCAGGTGCGCCTTGCGATCGCGCAGCGTGTCTCGGACGTCGCCAAGTCGACCGCGACCGCACGCGAGCAGGCGGCAGCGCAGATGCTGGTCAACGCACAGGTCGCTGCTGGCCTCGTGCCCGCTGCCCGCGCGGCTGAGCTGGTCAAGGATCAGATCGCGGATCTGCCGTTGCTCGCCGCGATCGAGGCAGCCCGCACCCGTGGGCTGACGACCGAGGCCGAGCGCGCGACGAAGGCGCTGGCCGACCAGCGCGCGGCGCGCGCGGATCTCACCACGGCCGAGCGCAGTGCGCAGTTCAACACCGACATGGCATCCGGCAACGACCAGCTCGCCCAGATGCGTGAGGAGCTTCGCCTCGTCGGCGCGACCGACATGGAGCGGGTTCGCGCTCTCGCGACGCTCAAGGCCACGCAGGAGGCGCAGAAGTACAATCCCGCCGACCGCGCGGCCTATATCGAGCAGCAGGTCGCGATCGCCGTCGGCGCGCAGCAAGTGGTCGAGAAGCAGGCGGAGCTGAATGCCGAGCTGCGCGCGACGGCCGACCTGTTCGACACGATCGACCAGACCGCGCAGCGTGCCGCGCAGGGCATGGCTGATGCGTTCGGCAATGCCGGTGCGGCGATCGGCGACGCGCTGACCGTCATGACCGGCTATTATGCCGACCAGGCCAAGCTGCAGGAAGCCCACAAAGCGGCGATCGATGCGGCGGGCGACGATCAGAAAAAGATCGACCGCGAAAACCGTCTCTTCTCCCTGCGGTCGTCGTCGCAGCAGATCAGCGCGTTCGGCGACATGACCGCGGCCGCCAAGGGGTTCTTCAAGGAAGGGTCGAGCGGCTATCAGGCGCTGGCGACGGCCGAAAAGGCATTCCGCCTCGTACAGTTCGCCATGTCGGTCCGCGCGATCGCGCAGGATGCGATCGAGACCGGCAGCAAGATCGCCAACAGCGTGGCGCGTATCGCGGTCGGGGCGACCGAGGCGGTGGTCAACGCCATCAAGAGCCTGCCTTTCCCGCTCAACATTGCCGCGGGCGCCGCGACCGTCGCCGCGCTGGCCGGGATCGGCGTGTCGGTCGCCGGCTCGTTCGGCGGTGGCGGCAAGAACGATCTGGCGCCGACGAACACCGGCACTGGCACCGTCCTCGGCGATTCGTCGGCAAAGAGCGAGAGCATCCGGAACGCCATCGATGCCCTGAAGGACGTCGACACCGTCATGCTGTCCTATTCGCGCGACATGGCCGCATCGCTCAAGTCGATCGACAGCCAGATCGGGGGCGTCGCAGCCCTCGTCGTCCGCGCCGGCAACATCGATGCGAATCCCGGGGTCAACACCGGGTTCAAGAGCAACGCCACGGCGACGATGGCAGGCATCGGCATGGCGATCGGCGGCCCGATCGGTGCCGGCATCGGCGCGGTGCTGACCAAGATCCCGGTGATCGGCAGCATCCTGAGCGGACTGTTCGGCACCAAGACCTCGGTCATCGGTAACGGCCTGTCGGGCGGGCCGCAGTCGGTCGGCAGCGTCCTAAATAACGGCTTCGATGCGTCCTATTATTCGGACGTGAAGAAGAAGTCGTCGTTCCTCGGAATCTCGACGGGCACGAAATATTCGACGAAATACGGCGCAGCCGATCCGGCGCTCGAGAACCAGTTCACGCTGATCCTGCGCCAGTTCAACGATGCGATCGTGGCGTCGGCCGGGCCGCTCGGTGCCGCGACCAGCGACATCCAGAACCGCCTCAACAGCTTCGTCATTAACATCGGCAAGATCGACCTGAAGGACCTGACCGGCGAGCAGATCCAAGAAAAGCTGACCGCAATCTTCGGCGCCGCTGCCGATGGTATGGCGGCCGCAGCGTTCCCGGCCGTCGCGCAGTTCCAGAAGGTCGGCGAAGGCACGTTCGAGACACTCGTCCGCGTCGCCTCGACGGTCGAGGCGGTCGGCGCATCGCTCGACATGCTGGGGACCAACACGCAGGCCATGGGGATCGCCGTGAAGCTTGGCCTAGCCGATCAGTTCGACAGCGTCTCGGCGTTGACCGACGCGGCCGGTGCGTACTTCGAGACCTTTTATTCGAAGGAAGAGCAGGCCGCTGCCAAAACCGCGCAGCTGAACGGTGTGTTCGGCAGCCTTGGGCTGGTTATGCCGGCGACGCTCGCCGCGTTCCGCCAGCTGGTCGAAGCGCAGGACCTGACGACCACGGCCGGGCAGTCGACGTACGCCACGTTGCTAAAGCTCGCGCCGGCGCTCGCCGATCTGCAGACCTCGATGGAGGGTGCGAAGAGTGCAGCCGACATCGCGAGCGAGCGGCAGGATCTTCAGCGCCAGCTGCTCGAGCTGCGCGGCGACACCGCGGCACTTCGCGCGCTCGACTTGGCGAAGCTGGACGCAAGCAACCGCGGGCTTCAGCAGGAGATCTACGCGATCCAGGATGCGCAGGCAGCCGCCACGGCCGCCAAGGCTCTGTCCGACGCATGGACCTCGGTCGGCGACAGCATCATGGACGAGGTAAAGCGGATTCGCGGGCTGACCGACGCTGCCAACGGCAATGGCTTTGCGACGCTGCAGGGCCAGTTCAACGCAGCCAGCTCCGCAGCGCGCGCCGGTGATCAGGATGCGGCAAAGAGCCTGCCCGCGCTCAGCCAGGCCCTGTTGACGGCTGCGGCCGAGCAGGCAACGAGCCGGCAGGAACTCGCGCGCGTTCAGGCCCAAACTGCTGCCAGCCTCGAAGCCACCTATGGCGTCGTCACTGCCTTGGCGAAGGGCACTCGCGCGCCCGCCACCACCGCGCAGAATATGGACACGGTGGCGGCGGCGCAGTCGGTGACGGGCAACGTTGCCGCGAACGATGATGCGGCGGACGCGACCGACGCGCTACGCAACGAGCTCGCAGAGCTGCGCAGTGAGATGGTTTCCGGACTCGCGAGCGTCGCCAGCGCTGCGAACCGGTCGGCGAAGGTGCTTGAGAACGTATCAGCCGCAAGCGGCGGCGATGCCATCGCGGTAGGTAACGCAGCATGAGGGTGATCACCGACCAGGGCGAGACGATCGAGCTCGGCAACGTCGAGACGACGCCAACAATCGGCATCACGGACTTCAGTCGTCGCGTTACTGACGATTTTGGCGTTACGACGGTTGTGGAGCGCGGCTTTTCGCGGCGCATGTCGGTAAAGCTCGGCGTTCCTATCGGCGACGTCGACGCGCTGCAGCGTCGCCTCGCCGCTCTGCGCGCGACCCCTGCCCTGTGGGTCGCCGACGATCGCTTTGCGAGCTTGTCGATGCGCGGCTTCTACAAGGACTTTGATCTTGACCTTGCGACGCCCGCGGTCAGCTATTGCACGCTGACCGTTGAAGGGTTGGCAGAAACGGCGACGCCATCTGACGTCGCCGGGGATCCTGCGCCCCCCGGGGACTTCTCGACCCTGCAACTGATCCAGCCCATCACGGTCACCAGCGCAGTGCTCGCATCGAGTACCGTTCCCGAGAATGATGCTGTGGAATGGTCGCCGACGGCCACCTATGCGATCGGCGCACGCGTTATGCGGTCGAGCTCGCACCGGCTTTATGAGAACCTGACCGCAGCCAATGTCGGCAACGATCCGGCTGGCGCGTCGGGCCAGTGGCTGGACGTCGGCCCGACGAACCGTTGGGCGATGTTCGACGAAGCGCTCGGCACCTCGACGGCTAGCGTCAACTCGATCCAGGTGGTCCTCGGCGCAGACGCGGCGAACGCTGTAGCGCTGCTCGACGTTGTCGCCTCCACCGTCCGCGTGCGCGCAACCGATTACGATCGCACGACGGCAGCCGGCGCAGGAGCGATCACGTTCCTCGATCTACCGGCGAGCGCCGGCACGGTGACTGTGACGATCGCGGGAACCGGGCCTGTATCTGTGGGCACGCTGCTAATAGGTCGCGTGACGACGCTTGGCCTGACCGAGGCTTCGCCGACGGCAGGCATCACCGACTTCAGCCGGAAGGACGTCGACCAGTTCGGTGAAGTGACCATCGTCGAGCGCGCGTGGGCGAAGCGCATGACGGCGCGCGCGCTTATCCGGACCGATGCAGTCGACATGGTTGCGAACCGCATCACGGCCGTGCGCGCCCAGCCTTCGCTCTGGATCGGCCAGACGGGCCTCGACAGCCTCACCGTTTACGGGTTCTTCAAGGACTTCTCGATCGAGCTCGGTGATACCGTCAGCAAGCTGTCGCTGTCCATTGAGGGCCTCAGCCAGGCGGCGCCCGTCGTCCCGTTCGCGCCAGGTAGTTCGGTGGCATGGCCGGACGTAACCAATCCGAACGGTACAAAGCCGGCGGACAATGCCGACGTCACAGCCAACAACACGTCGAAGGACACCAACGCCCTCGGCGGTGTGCCGGCCGATGAGATTTTGGGAGAGCTGGAACGGCTCGAGAATGTCACGATCCCCGCAGTTAACGCGGCAGTTGCGGAGGCAACCGCACGCATCGAAGCGGCTCGAGCTGCTGCGGATGCGGCGGTCGCTGAGGCAAATCGACGGATCGCAGAAGCTCAGACAAAGCTTGACCGTGCCGTGCTGGATCTCGCCGCAGAGATTGATCGCGCGCAAGGCGCAGATGAAGAGCTGACGCGACGTGTTGACGCAATCGCAGCAGGCGGCACTGGACCGAGCGGCGAAGATGTTCAGGCGCTGATTGAGCGTATCGACCTTGTACGCGCAGATGGCGATCGCGCGCTTGCCACTGCAATTCAGAATGTCGCGACGGCATACGAAGGCCTTGATGCCGCCACCAATTCCCGAATCACGGATCAGGTCACTGCCCTATCGGACGCACGGCGATCGATCGCGCAGCGCATCGAGGAGGTCGTCACTGAATTTCAAGGCCTCGATGCAGCGACCAGCGTTCGGATCCGTGAGCAATACGATGCACTTAGCGATGCCGACGAGGCGCTTGCTCGGCGTATCGACACAATCTCGGCCAGCGGAGGCTATGACGACACGGACGTAAGGGCCGAGATCCGCCGGGTCGACACCGCCGCAATCGAGCGTGACAGCGCCGCTGCGCAATCCGTGGCCGAAGTGACTAGCAGCCTGTCCCGCGGTGGCGGCAATCTGCTCAGCAATACCGATTTCGTCACTACCGACGGGTGGAGCGAAAACGTCGGAATGCCTCGCCCGACCTATGGGATAAATATCGCTGGCGCCCCGTACCATCCGGTCGGTGAAAATGTCCTCTCGATCTATCAGGCGGGGCGCGCTGGCGGTGCCGATGCCTATGCAGATTGGATATCCGAGCCGGTAGCGATCGTCGGGGGATCGTTCGTACAATTCGCTGCGATGTTTGCCTCGCACCGCGCCGACACCCAGGCCTTTCTCGGCTGGGTCGGATCGGACGGCGTCATATTCGAGTTCGTCAACGGCAACCGCAATACTTCCACCGAGAATCTTGCAAACGATCCGACGCTGTTCAAGCGTTCGGGTGCAGTCGCTGTCCAGGCGCCTTTGCGGGCAGTGGCAGCGCGATTGCTGATGCGGAAGAATGACACTTACGAGGGTCAAGGCGATAGCTACGCCTGGATGTGGCGGCCGTATATCGGGGCGGCTCGGCAGGGCCAGAACAGTTGGAACGATTGGTCACCGGGCAGCGGTCGTGCTGTCCAGCTGCGATCTGACGCCGCGATCAGGGAAGCAGCGACAACCGCAGCAACGGCCAATCAGGCGGTCGCCGATCTGTCAACGAGCGTCTCGACCCGGTTCGAAGGCGTGAATCTCACCCTCAGTGGCTACGATCAGCGCATCACCAGCCTGTCGTCTGACCAGCAAGGCTATGTCGGGCGAACCAGCACGCTTGAGGCGCAGATGTCGCGCCAAGCTCCTAGCGCGCTCAACAACTTCACGGACGACGTCAATAATCGGCTGACCCAAGTCGATGCGAACGTGAATGCGAGAATCAAATCCAGTGAGGACGTGATTGCCGATCTGCCGAACCGATACGCCACTGCCCAACGAGCTGCGACGCTCGAAGCACAGCTTGCGTATCAGGTAGACAGTGGGCTCAACACGGCGTTGTCGGCTAGGATCGAGGATCGCGCCACGGCAATCGCCGATGCCAAAGCGGGCGCGGTAGCGTCGACGCTGGCGCAGCTGCGAGCCGAATACAATGGCAGCGCTGCCACCATCGCCCAGCAGGCCGGCGCCATTGCCGGAATCGACGGCCGAACTAGTGTTTTCTGGCAGGTCACCGGCACGACACCTGACGGGAGCACCAGAATCAGCCTGTCGAAGTCTGACGGATCGCCTGGCGTCTTCTACATCGGCGCCAATCTGCTTGTTGACGGAAATGCGATCTTCAATGGCACCGTGACGATCAAAGCGCTGGACCGATCGACCATGACAAGCTCGACCGCGAGCTCTGTCGCAGGAAGCTACGGCGGGGCCGGGCAAGCCAGCAAACAATACATTCCAAACCTAGGCGCTGACATGTTTATCCGCTCGGGAGGGTCGATATACATCACGTTCACTGGGTTCATCGGCGGAACGACAAACGGGACCCGCGACACCCAGCCGACATTTGAGATCCTCAATGCCGCGGACAATGGGATTCTCGCTACGGTCCCCCTGCCGGAAAGCGGCTTCGGCGCTTCGGGTCGTTTGGATAATTACACTATCCGAATCCTGAATACGTTTGGCGAGGTGACGATCCGATGGAGGGTCGCGGTAAGAACGACTGAGCGCAACTGGTCGTCCATCAGCAGCCCGGCCCTCTCCGTCTACTGGACAGCGCTATGAAGAACTTCGCGCTTTACGAAATCGACAGCGGGATCGTCACCGGGACCATCTCGGCCGACATCGTGCCAACGCCGTCCGATGGTTATGCATACGCAGAATATGACCCGACGACAGATCCGCGCGGCTTTCGCGTGGCATCGGGCAAGGTTGTTAAGGACAGCTTCGTCACGTCGGTGGAGACGATCGAGCAGCTGCAGGCGCGGCTGCTCGCCGCGGTAGATGCCGAACGAGAGAAGCTGCAGATGACCGTCCTTACCGACGGCGGGGCGAAAAAGTACGTTTACAACCGCAAGGCGACGGAGGCGATCGACGGCCGGACTATCGCGGCCTCGCTGCTCAACGGCCTTGGTCTTAGCGACAAGAAGAAGCGCTTCCCGTTCGCGACCATGGAATCAATACTGACGGGCGAAACTCTGAGTGCGGTGTTGTCGCGCTACGACAACGGGATGAATACGTCCGCCTCGGAAAATGCCCGGATCGAGGCCGTCGCGCAGAAAGCCAAGCGGGACATTCGGACTGCCGCGACGATCGCCGCCAAGCGGGCGGCATATGCTGCCGTCAACTGGAACTGGTCGGCCTGACCGGGCGCGTGCCCAAACCCTGAAGGATCCTATCATGAAGAACGCGAGCAACGCGGCCGCCACGGCCGCGGGAAGGGATGACGCATGAACGCGACAGCCACGAGCAACTATATCGGGGAAGCGATGAACGCGACGTCGGCGCTTGCGCCGCCTTCGCTTGCCGACAACCCGGCCCTGCTCGCTTGGAACCTGTTCGTCATGACCGCGGCCATGTGCCTCGGTTTGATGATGGCAGGCAAGCAAGCGCGCCGGATCTGGGCGGCGCGCGCGTTTGACCATCCAACCGATCCTGTCTCAATCTACCGGATCGTCATCTTCCTTGCCGGGTGCGCGGTCGCTAGTCGGGGTGGCGCTGAAGCGATCAGCCTCTGGTCGTGGAGCTCGGGGGATGCGCACACCATCCAGCGGGTTTCGGAGCTCAAGCGGTGGCTCGATCCCGTCTCGGTTGGCTGCGGCTTTCTTTGGATGGCCCTGCATATCCTTGCAGAGCCGATGCTCGAGTTCCAGCTCCGCAAGGCTCCCCTGCCCGTCGACATGTGGTCACGTTGGCCACAGCTGCGCCGGCCGATCGCCATCCTCTTCGTAAGCCTTCTAATGGCGACCGCTGCCGTCGGGCTGCGGTAATGCGCGAGGGGGCTATCGCGGCGGTACCGGGCGTATCGGTACCGGTCATCTGGTCGTTCATGGGGTACAGTTTTCCGGCCGGGTCGATGATCGTCGGACTTCTCGCCTGCCTCATGATCCGGCTCTTCATCACGTTGGACACGCCTGGCCCGAAGCGCTGGCTGCTCGATGCGATCATTACCGGGATCGCGATGCTGGTCACCGCGGTTTGGATCGCAGAGCATCAGGTCGACCTGTTCGCCGCGCTCGGCACAGGCGGCGCGCTGGGCGCGATCGGCACGGGCATCATCACGTTCTTCAAACGCCGCGGGCAGAACGCGATCGATGCGCTCGACGCCGCTCTTCCGGGCAAGCCGGTGGTGCCGGCGGATATGACCGCCACCCTACGCGAACTCGACAAGTAGGAATAACGGCCCGCCCAACCGGGAGGGGTCAGTGGCGGGCCGACCGGGCAAGGTTAAGAAACCCGGCCCGTCGATAACAACCAACCTGTCCGATGGCTTCAAACCGAAGGAAATAATCATGACGACGGCATCAGAGCCGGCGTGGCTTCGCCATGCCCGGTCGCTTCTTGGCACCCGCGAGGCGCCGGGGGCGGCGAACAGCTCGACCATCATTGGGTGGGCAAAGAAGCTCGGCACGAAGGTGCTGGGCATGGTCTACAATGCCGACAGCGTGCCGTGGTGCGGCCTGTTCGTCGCGAACTGCCTCGCCGAAGACGGCATCCCGGCCGCGCCGGTCGCGGTTCGCGCCAAGGCGTGGGCGACTTGGGGCACCAACATCGCGGCCGAGCGCATCGCGGCTGGCGCTGTCCTGGTGTTCGAGCGGCCGGGTGGCGGTCACGTCGGCTTCTACGTCGGCGAGGACAAGACGCACTATCACGTCCTCGGCGGCAATCAGGGTGACCGGGTCAGCATCATGCGGCTGGAGAAGTCGCGCTGCATTGCGCGGCGCTGGCCGATCGGGCGCGCGGTCATCGGCGGCCCCCGCTTGATGACCGCGACCGCGGGCGTCCCCTCATCTTCGAACGAAGCATGACCTGGGCGGCGGGCTTCGCCCTGCTGCGGCGTTTCTGGTGGGCAGTGCCGATGATCGGCCTGCTCGCCGGGCTACTGCTCACTCGCGAGAAGCTCGCCGACGTTACGGCTACGCTGAACGCCGAGAGGGCTGCGTGGAGCGCGGAGATCGCGAAGGCCGAGCAGCTGCGCACCGCGGCGGAAACGCGGTTCGCCGTCCAGCAGACCACGGCGCTCACGACCTTCGCCGACCGCCTCGCGAATCGCGAACCCATCATCCTTCGATCCACTGACACCGTGAGGACCTATGCGCAAACTGCTGCTGGCCGTGCTGCCTGCCTTCCTGCTGACCGCGTGCGCGGCATCGACGCGCTCGACGCTGAGCTATTCGCCGGCGATCCCGCCAGTGCCAGCCGAGGCGAAGAAGCCGTGCACGGCAACGCCGGTGCGCCGGCAGCCGGACGGTAGCGCCAACAGCGCAGACGCCGAGGGCTCGCTGCGCGACGCCCGCTCCGACCTCGCCCTTTGCGACGCGCGCCGCGGCCTCGCTGTCGACGCTTGGCCGCGCTGACGCCCGCCTCGGCGGAATCATATTCGGGAGTTAAACTATGGGTTCTCAGACAGCAGCTGGCTCGTCGCTCGCTATCTCGGCGGCGCTGCCTTCCAGTTACGAGGCGGTTGGCTATGCAGCGCTGACCTTCCTCGAGATTGGACAGGTCGAAAAGCTCGGCTCCTTCGGCGCCAGTTTCGCCAAGGTCGAGTTCCAGCCGCTGATGGGCCCGAAGAAGAAGTACAAGGGCTCGGCTGATTATGGTGCGCTGCAGCCGTCGATCTCGATCGATGCCGCAGACGCGGGCCAAGCGCTTTTGCAGGTCGCGGCCGACGACGAGAGCCAGAAGCTTTACGCCTTTTGCGTGACCTTCCAGGACGGTGCGAAGCGATACTTCGCCGGCCGTGTCTTCGGCGCACCTGAGACCGCCGACGGTGCGGACTCGATGCTGATGGCTGCGCCAACGGTCGAAATCTGCACGAGCGTTGTCAGGGTCAATAGCTCTGGGCAGCAGACATCGCCAACGGCGCCGGCGCCCGCCCCAGCGCCCACTCCCACGCCGACCCCAACGCCGACCCCGACGCCTACCCCCACCCCTACGCCGACGCCAACGTCCTCACCGACGCCGATCTCGGCGCTCGCCCTCAACATGTCGGGGATGGAATACCGCAGCAAAAACGTTTCAGTAGCGTCCATTGAGTCACCCCAAGGCTACGCTCACTACGCCTCGCGCGGCATGTCTTACGTTCGCATTCCATTTTCGTGGCCGTCTTTGCAGCCGGTATTGTTCGGGCCGTTTGATGCCGCCTACCTGGCGTCGTACAAGCTTCAGATCGATTACGCCCACGCAGCTGGCCTGCTGGTGCTGACCGACATGCACAGCTACGGCTACAACAACGGCGTCATCAACGGCAAACCTGGGCTCTCCGCGGATGTGCCGATCAGCGCATTCGCTGATATGTGGTCGAGGCTGTCGGCAGAGCTCGTGGGCTACCCAGGCGTATGGGGGCATGATCTCTACAACGAGCCGGAAAACTACGGCGACAAGTATTTCGTTTTCGCTGCCGACAACACCTATACGACGGTCGAGGGCGACGAGCAGCTGCGCTTGATCGTGCCGCAGCTTTTTGACGCTGCAACAACGGCGATCCGCTCGCATGACACGACTGCGGTTCTTGTGCGTGGCGGCAACCATTATAGCGGAACGTGGGACTCGGGCTTTAACCGCCCGAATGGCTTCGTACACAACGACGCCTACAACCGGACCCTGTATGCCGGGCATGTCTATCCCGACCGCGATAGCTCAGGTACGCGCTTCGACTACGACACAGAGTCTGGCGCGTTCGGCCAAGCACCGCCTGCAGTCAGCACCAATCCAACCATTTTCGAAACGCGCATTAAGCCGTTCGTTGATGAGTTGAAGTCGCACAACTGCCAGCCGGTCGACGGCATTTTTGGCATCATCGGCGAAATGGGCATTCCGAACAGCGATGAGCGCTGGCTGACGGTCGGGTCAAACGGCATCGACTATTGCCGGCAGAACGGGCTGCTCAACTTCCTGTGGTCGGCGGGTCCGGCGTGGAGCGCCTACCCGCAGAGCCTCGAACCCGAGACGATGGCGGATGGCTCGCTGTTGCAAGCGCTCGCGATGGCCATGATCACAAAGAAGACCGGCGCGCCCGAACCGACGCTGGTACGTTTCAGCAGCCCTCCCCGCGCAACGCCCGGGCAGCCTTCGGCGCCCTGCGTTCTCGAATATCGCGGCAACTTGGTCGCGCCCAAGGCTGTAACGCTCAGCGACAATGGCGCTGGCGGAAGCTTCCCGGCAAACGTTGTGTTGCCCGCGGGCCGCAATCCACGCGTGCTGTTCTCTTACACAACCGGCACGCAGCCGATCGTGGCAAAGCTGACCGCATCTATCCCGGGCATGACGATCGTCAACGACGGGGCGGAGCCAGTAAGGTTCACCGGGGCAATTTCCGGCAACACCCTCACGGCGACCAACGTCGGGGGCAAGCTGGCGATAGGTCAGCTGCTCAATGGACCTGGCATTGCACCCGGCACTTACATCACGGGCGCCAGCGGCGTGCCGCGGGGTGCGGGCACCTATCAGGTCAATGTTGCCCAGCAACTCGCCGCGACCGAACTTACCGCGATCGGCGCGATGGCCGCGGGTGACGGGTTGGGGTCGATTGTCTGTTCAACCGTCGACGATGGATTCGCGAGCCTCTCCGCTCCCATGTCATCAATCCTGTCCGAGAACATGGTCCTTAATTCGACCTATGGGGGGCCGGTCGTTACGCTTCAGCGCAGCTACGATGGCGCGATCCGGGAGTGGGGCCGAACCAGCCCGACCGACCCCCGCCTCAACCGAGCAGCAATCGCTGGATGGGCTGGCAGCGACACGGCTCTGATCTATCGTGTGAAGACCTGGGACCAGTCGGGCAACGGCAACCACGATAATCCGAATGGCACTGCGGACTATCCGATATGGACGCTCGACGATGGGCAGGGCTACCCGGTCGAAATCCGAAATCCTGGCCGTAAATCCTACCTTTACACCACGTTGAACAATCTTAGCGGCCACACTCTGCTACTCGATATGCAGTACATCTCGGGCGATTATATAATGCCCTCGACCAGCAGTAGTTATGGAAGCATAGGTGCCTATAAAGGCAAGTATGGGCTGCATACCGGCGTTCTCGATGCCACCCATAAGGATTGGTCGGTTACGGTTGGCTGGGGCCTGTTGACAGATGCCTTTTACACATACGCCTATCGGTTCCGTGCAGATACAATCAACGGCCTTCAGGTATTCCGAAACAATGTCTTGGTTGAACAAGCCGACACTTCCGGTGGTTTGACCACTTGGGATCGCGCCCAGTTCGACGAAGGATATTTCCGGTTCGCTGATAGCTCAGGGAGCCGAGGCAAGGCGAAATATCGTAACCGTTTGATCTTCACCGGCGCGCTCACAGACGCTGAAGTTTCAAACCTGACGGCGCGTCTCAACGGCTACTACGCTGCGCCGTGGCCTGCGATCCCAACCACAAACTACCCGCCCGTTATCACCGCCCAGAAAAACAAAGACGGCTGGAACGGCATCGTTGGGATGCCGTTCGCGCTGCTGTCCGAAGCACCGAACGCATCGGCAACGGCGCCAAAGGTGGGCAGCCCGACTGCCATAGGCGTAGCGACCGCTGGCGGGTCTGATGTGCTGACTGCGACGATCACCATGTCGGCACAGAATGGCGTCCTGAGCGGCGGTGGGGGTTCGGCCGACGGGCTGGTGTACACCTTACCCCCAGGTAACGCCGCTGCGATACAAGCGGCATTGCGCGCGGTTCGCTTCACTCCAAATTCGGTCGCTAGCACGAGCTTCGAGGTCAATGTCAAAAGCAGCGCTGGCGTATCGTCCGTTATGACGGTGACCACCGCAGCAACCGAAAGGGCGCCGCTCGAACAGCCTATGGCCGTTTCAGCCTCATTCACTCCTCGTAACTATTTTGGCGTCAACATCTCCGGCGGTGAAACCGGCACGGCCGACACGCGCGACCAGCACGGGACGTCGTACACTTACGGCACCCTGAGTGAGATCGATTATTGGGCGGGCACTGGCTTGGGCGTCATCCGCCTGCCCTTCAGTTTGCAGCGAGTTCAGCCGCGGGCATTTGGGCCCATCCGGGCAAACCAGATTGGCTATATCAAGGAGCGTCTCGATCGAGCGCTTGCCAACAACCAGTATGTCGTTCTGGATATGCATAATTACGGCGGTTGTTGGGACTATTTCGGCATCGGTTTGGGATACTTTCTCGTCGCAGAAATCGACGCGGGCGGCACGGATAGAATAGTCGACTGCTGGAAGCGCATGGTCGCCCTGTTCAAGAATTATCCCAATGTCATCTGGAACTTGATGAACGAGCCGAAGGGCGATCGCGGGCAAACGGCCCTCCAGTGGAAGGCTGCGCAAGAGCGCATCCTTCATGAGGCCGTCCGATCGCAAGGTGCGAACCAACTCGTCTTGCTGTCGGCAGGACCGAACTATTCCGGCGCGAAGGACTGGGTCGCCAACCAAGGCGACAAATGGGACACGTTCAACCAGCCGGGATGGACGGGCACCAATGGCGATCCTGCCGACAACTGGGCCTTCGACATGCACCAGTACCTCGATCCCGGTAATGCGGGCACGTCAGCTACCGCGCAGGCGGGCAAGGGAGCGAGCGTGCTTGTCGGGGCGACCGGTTGGTGCCGTACGACCGTCGGTGGCGCGCCACGCGCTAAACCGTTCAAGGCATGGCTGGGCGAATTCGGATGGAGCCCCAACGATAGTCTGTCGAGCCAAGGTGTGCCTTCGCAGGAGGGCACCAATCTTGTCCAGTATATGAAAGCGAACCGCGATGTGTGGATCGGTTTCACTTATTGGCTCGGCGGCGCATCGGGCTTCTACAAAGCCTCCGTGTACGCCGCCATTCCCAACACGACCTACAACCCCTCCCCGACCGGCGATGCCCCGCAGGTAGCTATTCTGCTGAACGGCATCTGATCTTCACGCTAACTACTGGAGAACGAATTATGCTTCGAGCTATGTTCGCAGCCTTGATGCTGCTTGCCTTCCCGGCGGTAGCGCAGACCGTCCACGTCGTGACGGGCGCCGATCCGACGCCGAATTACGAGGTCCGTGAGGGCGATACGCTCGTCCTTCGTAAGGCCATGGGGCGTGAGATGAAGGCAGACGGCAGCCGCGACCGCACCTTCGCTGCGTGGATCGATCGCGCCAATGGTCGCGGCTGGAATATGATCGGCGCGTCGACGCTGGCACTAATCGGCTACGAAGCCGGCAAGGGCTATGTCTATCGACCGATGAACGCCGCCCCGCGTCCGACCTCGACGCGGTTCGGCGTCAACCTGTCAGGCTGCGAGTTCGCCGCGTCGACGGCGCTCTGCCCCACGCCCGCGGATATCGATGCATATGCGGCAAAGGGCTTCACCCTGATCCGACTGCCGGTGCAGGATCTGCATCTGCGCGGTGACAACCTGGCGAAGATCGCCGCGCTGGTCGCCTATGCGCAGGGCAAGGGCTTGCAGGTCATCCTAGACCGTCACGACTACAAGCGGCACTCGGGGGCCGATGCATGGGCGTTCTGGCGTGGCGTCCTTCCGTCGTTGTCGCCTGAGACCCTGATCGAGCTGGCGAACGAGCCGGTGAAGGAATACCCGGCCGGGTCGAACGTGTGGATGGTGTCGGCGCAGGACACGAAGGATACGGTCGCGCTGTTCCGGGCGAACGGCATCACCAATCCGATCCTCTACGGTTCGCCAGGCTACAGCGCGACGTTCCGCTTCGTGAAGTTCAAAAGCGCGAAGGCCCCGGCCGAGGGCATGGGTGATGCGATCGACCGCGTGGGCGGGATTGGCGACCCATTGAACAAGACGTTCTTCAGTGGGCACCGGTACCTCGACAGCGGCAGCAGCGGCACAAAGGCGGCATGCGCAACGACCGGTGACGCTGGCATCGGCGAATGGGCGGCATCGATGCGCAAGCGCGGCATCAAGGGCTACTTTACAGAGTTCGCCTATGGTCGGCATTCAGGCATTCCCGCATCGTGCGCCGAGGTTGGGGCGGCGATGATGGCCGCGGTCAAGGCGAACAGCGACGTGATTCTGGGGACGACCGCCTGGGGCGGCGGCCGCGCGTGGCCCGAGGGCTATGCGTTCAAGGTCGAACCTCCAAAAGGCACGCTTAAGGCTGCGACCGACAGCTCGTACCTCGCACAGCTGGCGGGTCGGTAGGCCCGACGGGGCGAGTGTCGCCTAATCGCTCGGCATGAGCCGAGGTGCGACGGCCAGCAGCCGGCACCACCAAATTAAATCGAGAGGATCACCATGGCTACGTTCAATAAATTCCAGCCCTTTGTCGAGGCGTTGGCTGAAAAGCAGCATAACCTGCAGGCCGATACACTGCGCGTCATGCTGACGAACACCCTTCCGGTCGCGACCGTCGGTGGAAAGGCGGACATCGTCGAGATCGCCGCGGGCAATGGCTATGCCGCCGGCGGCCCGCAGGCGACCGTCAGCTCATCGGCGCAAACCGCCGGGACCTACAAACTGGTCCTTGCCGATGTCGTCATCACTGCTGCGGGCGGGGCGATCGCACCTGCGCGGTACGCCGTCCTCTACAACGCCACATCGAGCCTTTTGATCGGGTGGTGGGATTACGGCTCAAGCTTCGCGCTGGCCTCTGGCGAGACGCTTACGGTCGACTTCGATGACACCACCGGTGTCCTGACCCTCGCCTGATAGGAAAATCTTACATGCTCGACATGATGAACCCTAGCGCCTTGCGCTCGCGCTTTGCCGAGCTTGGTGAGCAGCGCGAGGCTGTGCTTGCTGTATCCGCCCCGCTGCGGGAGGACCGTGACGCTATCGCTCAGACCGCGGCGGCCCGTATGGCGACCCTCGACGAAACGATCATGACCGCTGAATCTGGAATGTTCGATATCGACCAAGAGCGCGCAATGATCGCGCGCGCGCTCGGCGGGCGGACTGGCGAGGTAGTCCAATGACGTATCTCGCGAATCGCGTGAAGGTCTCGACCGCCACAACCGGAACCGGCCCCATCACCGTCGGGGCTGCCGAGCCGGGTTTTCAGACTCTAGCGTCTGCTGGCGTGCCGACCGGTGCCACGGTGTCGTATCTGCTTGAAGACGGGCTCGCCGCCGAGCTCGGCAGCGGCGTTTACGACAGCAGCGCCGGCACCGTTACTCGGAACTTTATCTGGAGCACGACCGGCGCGCGCCTTAACCTATCCGGTAACGCAAAATGGCTGCTGTCACTTCTCGCGTCGGACGTTGTCTCGCTTGATAAGCAACCCTTCACGGCGAATGGTCTGTGGCAGAAGCGGCGCTATGCAAAGAACGTCTATCTCGTCGGGATAGGCGGTGGCGCGGGCGGCGGCGGCGGCCGGACCGGAGCGGCGGGCACTGCCCGGTCCGGCGGCGGCGGCGGGTCCGGCGCGGGCTGGTCGGACCGTTTGATTGACGCGAGCCTGCTAGGCGATACCGAACCTGTCTTCATCGGTGCGGGCGGCGCCGGTGGCATCTCGCGCACGACTGATACAACCAGCGGAGCGCCCGGCGCTTCGGGGGGCAATACGACATTTGGCTCCATCTTCGTTGCTGGCGGCGGGCTTGCCGCCGGGTTCGCCACGACGAGCAACCTCAACAGCGTTTCCGGCGGCACGGGCAGCGTCATCGGCGGTTCGAGCGGCGGCACTAGCGTGACGGCGAACGGCGGCACGCCTCCACCGCCGCTTGGTATTGCGCCTGGCGGTGGCGGCGGCGGCGGTTCGATCTCGACCGGTAATGTCGCACTTAACGCTGGCCTTGGTGGCAGCAACGGGTCGGGCAGCCCGTTGTTCAACGCGGCGCGCGGCGGGCCGGGAGAAGCCGGTGCGGACGGTATGAATATGTCCGTAGGCGACACGGAGGGCGGCAGCGGCGGCGGCGGCGGCGGTGCCGGTTTGACGGGGCCAGCTGGTGCCGGCGGCGCAGGTGGCTTTCCTGGCGGCGGCGGCGGCGGCGGCGGAGCGGCTCAGAACGGATTCCCGAGCGGCGCGGGCGGTGCAGGCGCTAGCGGGTACCTAATTGCGTTCACGACCGGCTGATGCTCGGCTTCTCGCCAATTGGCGCATCGCCTCTCGGGTCGGCTCCATCCTCGCCAGCTGTGCGGCGTGGGCTTTCCGCCGCGGCGGGATTGGTCATAGCAACCGGCCGCCCGGCATGGATCCTCCGAGGCTACACTCTGCCGGCAGCGGGCGGGCAAGCCACCCTGACGACAGCCTCAACGCGGATTGGCACGATGCGCCGCCTATCAGGACAGGCCGTCGCATTTGTCCTCGTCGGCACGCCGGTCGCGTTTGTAAAGATCGGGGTCAGCGTTCTGATGGCGCAGGCCGGCGCGCTAGTCGCGACGGGGTGCGCCGCCACGCTCTCCCGTTCTCGACGGCTGCTTGGTGGCCCTGCGGCCTATGACCTGGTCGCCCCGCCAGCGGAGGTCGGTCGATCGCGGCAGCTCATCGCCGCAGCCAGCGCGTTCATCCTCGATCTGCTGCCCGCCTCGATCGTGATCAGGGTTGCGGGCTCGCCTGCTCCCGGATGGGCGTTGCAGATCCCGCCTCGCCGCTTCACCGCGTCGGTAGCGCGCCGCTTGTTCCTTATCTCCAGCTCTGGATGTAGCCGCATGCTCAACTTTCCACCGAAATACGCGCACGAAGTCCGTCACGCTGCGATCAACTTCGCCCCGGATCTGTCGCAGGACGAAACCCTTACCGGCGCCCCGACCGTCGAAGTAATAGCCGGGGATATCGTGGTGTCAGGCGCGCGCATCGACGGAGCCACGGTGCGTTTCACGTTGGCCCAAGGGACTGCGGCAAGCCGGGTCGTTCAGACGATTGAGGTGCATTGCTCGACCAGCGCGGGCCAGACCCTTGAGGAGGTAATATCGGTCACGATGATGTCGTAAGCCAGCGCGGCCCACGGCAAGATCGGTAGCGCGCTCCTACCGTGCTTTTCGGCCTAGCCCCGGCACCTTCTTCGCGTTGAACCCGAGCAATCCGTCCAAGCCGACCTTCAGCACGATAAGATAGATCCCCCAGGAGAGATACACGCCGATCGCAAGGCCCGCCACGAGCTCAATCAACGGGGACTGCACACCAAGCGACCTCATGGCGCGAGGGATCAACGCAAGGGTGAACGAGTGCAGCAAGTAAATCGGCAGTGAGGCGTCGCCCATTTTCACGAAGTGGGCGCCGATGACCGATTTGCTAGATCGCGTCAGCATGAGGCTTGCAGATGCTACCGCTGCAACACCGATAACTGAGATCGGCAGCATTGGCAGGCTGGTCGGATCCCGGACCCCGTATTGATAGACGACCACGCAAGCGGCTACCCAGAAAGCAAGCGTCGCGGCGCAGATCCATCCTGCCTTTAGCCTCTCAGGTATTGGGCTCTGGCCTGCGGCGGCCAGTGCAAACCCTATCGCAAAAAAGGGAGCATGAGCTGCGATCTTGCCCGCGACGTTGCCTTGAAGAGCCGAGATGCCCGTCGTTGCGGCAAGCGACGCCACGATCGCGACAACGAGAAGCGCGTAAGGGCGATGGCGAAACAGCACGGCGGTCAGCTGCATGCAGAGGAGCGCATACAAGAACCAAAGGACGTTGATTGGCGCCCATGCGATTTGAAAGAGCGCCCACACTGGGACCGGGTGATTGATCCTCACAATGTGCGATATCAGGAAGTGAGCGATGACCGTGATCAACGACCATAACAAATACGGATAGACGATCGAGGCCCATCTGCTCTTGGCGAATGCGCCCGGCGCCCTATTGCCCAGCGACTGGTGCGTGAAATATCCCGCCAGATAGAAAAACACCGGCATGTGAGCGGTGTACAGAACGAAATCCAGAACCATCAGCGGCAAGTCCAATGACCCCGCCCTGCCCTCCAGTATTCCTCGATTGATATGCCCCAGGACCACCATCGCTATGGCGATGCCTCGTAAAGCAGAAACGCCCCGATTCCTGTCAGCAGTTGCGATCATAGATTTGGGCCGATCCGTAATCAATTGAGACGGTTTCGAGCCAAGGATTGCCCTAGCCATCGTGGAGATGCGCCGCGTCGATATTACTCAGTCGATTAACGTCGCCGCTTTCCTATCCAGCAAACGGCCTAATCAAAGATGAAAGGAGGCGATGCCAATGACAGGGCGTACCGAATTTCGCCAGTCCGGCCCCTGCCTGATCGCATGGCAGGGGCCGACGCCCGTCGCGCAGATCGCGTGGGATGCCGCTGAGAGCGGCTGGTACATCAACTTCTTATCCGTCGAGCAACCCCAGCTGCTTGCGCCGCTTCTGTCGAGATTCCGGAAGCTATGGCACCACAGCGGCAAGCCGAGTCTCTCGTTTCACGCATCCCCCGATAATCAGGTCATCGGGAGGCTTATAGGTATCCTCGGAGCCAAGTGCTCTGCGGGCCTCTATACCATTGTCGACCTGGATCACTCTACCAAAGGAACTCACCATGGGTGA